TGAGACAAAAATCGGTTTTGCCTTTTTGAAGTAAATGGTGTTTGCCTTTTGACATAGAATCATACCTTTGTATTCAGTATATCATGATTCTACAAAATTTTACAAGGGATATTTTTTACCATATCTCCGTTGTTCTCTAAATCGTTCCAACAAACACATTATAAAATTGTGCTGACAAACTATAAATAATCGCTACACTGATCACAAAATACGGAATGTCATATTTATCGATTGTATCACCGGTTGATTTAAACAGAGCATATACAACCACAATAGATAGAAAAAATAGAATGACATTCCCTAAAACAAATTCAATCATTTTATCAACCTACTTTCCTGTTGAGCCAATACCGCCAGTGCGTTCAGTTGTGATTTCTTCTTCATCTGCAACACCGAATGGAACAAATACAGCCTGGACAATTTTGTCGCCTTCTTCCAATTCAAGCATGTCCTCTCCATTGTTCTTAATACAGATAAAAATATGTCCTTCGTTATCCGCATAGGTATAATCGGCATCTACAACTGGAACAGTATTGGCGATCGTCATTCCTTTCTTAATCCCAAGACTACTACGCGGGAAAATCAGCATTACGTAATCTCTATCCATTTCACACCTAAGACCAGTTGGAATTGTAATACTTTGATGCGGAGTCATTTTAATATTGAAAGGCGTACTAATATCATGACCGGCACTACATGCTGTGCTTCTCTTTGGAATATTAATATTCTTATATTTTTCTGATAAGTATTCCATTTTGTTTTCAATGTAGACATCTCCTAAAATACCTTTGCAATCTTCTACAAACTGTTCAAAACTCACTTTGCTAAACTTCGCTACTTTTCTCATAAATTAAATCACTCTCTTTCTAATAATTTTTGCTTTTACCATGTCATCCATAATGTCAGACAGTCTCGTATATACTGTTTTATAGATATCGTTCTTCTCTTCGTTTGTATATTCTCTGTCGTAAAATGCTGTATACAATGTGTCGTTACACATATCCATGACATCGTATCCAATATAGTTATCTAAAGATGAGACAAGAAATTCTACGGCAATTACTGTCTTTGACTTGTTCTCATATAGAGGAAGAAACAGCTTATAATTTAAGCCGTACTTCCTGAATCCAAAATTGGTTAATTTACTATGCGTACATTGTCTATGTAATTTAAGCTGTTTCATAATCTACTACTCCTATTTGTCTCATTAAATATTACAATTATTTATCATCATCCGTATCAGTATAAAAATTCTCTCTCTCATCTGATGCGACACATAAAGAAATCGCAAACAAACTGGAGACTACTCCAATAAAAAATCCAACAATAAGTCCTATAGATACACCCATTTCAATACTCCTCGTAAAATACTTCATTATTTATTTTCTTTTTATTATTCTCTGCAACAAGAACTTTATCTAACGCTTGTTTACGATCGTGAAACACAATCTCTCCCAAATCAGAATAATTAAATAGATAAGCATGTTTGTCTACTTTGTCGCATCCAACAAAATAATCTTCTTTTACTGTTCTGATCGTGAGTTGGCATACATCAAATGATTCTTGCATAATACAGAATATCTTTTACTTTTACTGATTCTCCCATAGAACCACACTTCCTTGCTCTAATGTTTTCTTGACATCAATCACTCTCTGGTTTGTACTGCCTGCCCAGTGATATGCAACGTCTCTCTTGTCTTCTTCATAGCGCCCATCTACAAGTACATCGCACTGTTTTACAATTTCTCGGCGCATTTTCAGGAGTTTATCTCTTTCTGGATTAAAATCGTCTGTAACAACCGGATACATAATCTGTTCCAATGTGTATCCTGTATATAACCAGATTGTTTTTTCTGGATATGAAAGACGAATTTCATTAACCAAATCCAGAACGGATTCAAGATTTTTTTGATGAAGTGGATCGCCACCAGTAAATGTAATGCCGGCAATATAGTCTTTTGATAACTCATCAAATATTTCCTTTTTTGCCGATTCATCAAATTGGATTCCGCTTTTGCAATCCCAGGTTTGGGGATTTTGACATCCCCTACACCTATGACTACAACCTGAAATCCACAATACAACCCGTAATCCTTCTCCATTTAACATATCGTCTTTTGTTATATTGTGATAATTCATAGATTTTCTCCCAACTACATAGATTTTCTATCTGCGATTTCAGCATTTTTCGCTTCATTATATCTGGTTTCTCCATGCACTCTTGTAAAGCCAAGATATCCATTCATTCTATCAATTTTTGTAATCATTGAACTTCCGCATTTTGGACAAACATCCATTTCCACTTGTTGATAACCGCAATCTTCACAATAGCACAATGCAAGATTTACGCCTTCATAAAATCCTTTATCCATCGCTCTTAATACTAATGTTTTAATAGCCTCTGTATTGTATCCTAAATTATATCTACAATACTGAATTTTCCCTCCATTAAAATAATTCCAAAATCTTTGTTCTTTATCTTGTTTTTCAATCGGAGATATATCCTCTGAAACATGGCAATGGAAACTATTGCTAACATATGGTTTATCTGATACATTTTCAACGATTCCATACATTTTTCTAAACTGTTCCACTTGTAATCCGCAAAGACTTTCTGCAGGAGTTCCGTAAATTGCATATAGAATACTGTCTTCTTTTTTGATTCTATCAACATATTCTTGAATATATTTCATGACTTCTAATGCAAAATTTCCATCTTCTCTAATAGATTTCCCGTTATATAGTCTTTGTAATTCATTTAATGCAGTTATACCATAACTCATTGTCATTGGTGGCAAGATTGATTTAATCTTTTGTTCTGGTTTTAAATTTCCACCGTATAAACCGCCCTCACAAAATGCCACTGGGTTTACACTTGCCTTAAGTTCTCCGATATAATCATATGTACGTTTATGTAAACCACGGATGAGATCCAAATACTGATTTAACACTTCATAAAAATCTTTTGACTCATGTCTTGCTTTCGCAAAAATCATTGGCAGATTTAAAGATACAACGCCAAGATTACATCTACCTTCGAAAATAGGCTTGTCGCCTTCATCGGCAGGATACATGCCGCCCTTTTCATACCATGGGGACAAGAATGCGCGACAACCCATTGGACTGACAACTCTTTTATATTTTTTATACATTTCTGGAACGTATCCTTCTCCAGTCAATGATAACCAATCTGGATACATTGTTTTACTACTACAATTAATTCCGGCATTGAATACATCTGCATTTTGATACTTTTCGCTTCCATCTCCATGAAGTTCTTTATCATATAAAAATACAATTTTAGGGAATAATACAGGACGTTTAAAACCGTTTTTACCTTGTCCTTCAGAATGAACATTCAATAATGTAATAGCAGCCATTTTACCAAATCTATCTGTTGCTAAACCTAAAGTCATCGTGACAAATGGATAATCCCCCCGGCTTGACCCGACACTATTAAGCTTCATTTCAATTCCTTGCCAACCTTGTTCGTAATCTCTTTTCACTTTATTAACAGCAAATTTCTCTGCGTCGTTATATAAATCCGTAAACCCTGATGCTTCGACCTCGTTTGCGATGTCAATAAATTCTTTGTAATATTTTTTATATGATTTTTCTGCATATGGAGACAAAATTTTATCAACCTCTGGGACTGTAAACCCCCCGTATTGTTGAGCTGCCGTACTCAAAACAATATCACCCATAACATCAAATGCTGTATCAAGATAATTAGGTTCGTTATACCAAATATTTCCCATTTCAAACCCATTTTTCATAATTTCTCCAACACGCATAAGATCACAGTTAAATGTATCCAATCTAGCACTTCTATCATGAATATAAATAAAACCATCCTTCATTGCTTGTTTTTCATCTAAGGTTAAAAAGAATTTTTTATATAATTCACTACTTAATTCGTTATAAATAAGACTCCTTTTTGTAGCAACCAATGCAGAATCCGTATTGGCATTACTTTTGTCTCCAATATATCTAATAGATTGACTTTTTTCGTATACCGTATCCATCATATGTACAAAATCAAGTTTATAATTACGATATTGCTGATATTGATATCCTACTTTTGGAAACAAATCAAGAAGTGTTTTTTCTACAATATTATGAATAAAACCTACAGGAACTTCATCATTCTCAAAGTCTTCTTCATCAACCTCGTTAAGAACTCTGTTGCAGATCATTCCATATTCATCTTGTGAAAATGTAAAATTTTCTCTCTGTGCAGATTTATCAATAGCATTAATAATTTTCTGTTCGTTATACTCTTCTAGTGTTCCATCCTTCTTAATTACTTTCATCAATCACATCATCCTTTCTTACTTCTGAGAACTATCTTTTGCTGTCTTCGTTGTAGTTCTAGTTCTTTTGGTTTTCTGTTCCGTTGCATTATTCGCTTCTTTCGGTTCGTTTTCTTCCAAATCTTCATCATCAAAATCAGACCATTCATGATTTTTGTTATTTCTAAACATTGTCACATCTGTACCTTTGAATGCACGAATACATTTTGCAACACCTTCAAACAGCGCCCAGATTGGGATCCACATTGTTGTACCGATTGCGAAAATCACTGTACCCAGTTGATTAAAATCCATGTTCATCTCACCTCCTAACAAAACCACTACCACCATCTCTCACGTTTAAACATAAATGAGAGGTATCATCAATATTTCCATGTGTTTTCGTGTGTCCAATACTATCAATTACATATTCTTCTTCTCCTAATCTAACTGTGATGAAATCGTCAGGATACATTCCCAACTCTCTCACCAACATCCCACTTGTTCTAATCAATTTATTTATTCTCCCTCTCTCGTTTTTAAATATTCAAATATTTCATCTACTAAATCATCGATATTTTTACCGTCGTTGTTATAAAAGATTCTATCTGCTAATTCTTCCGCACCTTTAAAATCTTTATTGTCATGTAAAATCCTACGATCAGCTTCTTCTTTTTTATCTCCACGTTTGGATAATCTGTTTCGAATTGTCTTATTATTTGCGTATATATAAATAGAAATGTGTTCATCTAACTCATCTTTGATATCTCTATAACCATCCGGAGTTAGAATCACGATTGATTTGTTATCAGATCTGGATATTTCATCGAGAGGAGAACCATAATACCACGTTCCGTCTACTGTGTCATATTTCTTCCACTCTGCAAAATATCTTGTATTAATAAGCTCTTTAAATTCATCATCGGTAATAAAGTTGTAATCAATTCCGTCAACTTCGCCTTTTCTTGCCGGTCGTGTTGTAGTCGTTACTATCTTTTTATATCCTCTTTTAACAAGCTCATTCACAACTCTGCTTTTCCCACTTGCTGTTTTCCCCAAAATAATAATCGCCATTATTCAGACCTCATCTCTGTTTCTTCTGCAATAATTGGTGTTTTATTAATAAATAATACTCGTCCATTATCGTCTACACACATTGCTTTATATAACGTAACTTTACATTGCTGCTGTTCTGCATCCACATATCTTTCACATGTATCTTTTACAGGACAATCATTTTCTTCATGTTTACAATAATAAATTGCATCTGACATTATTCATTCATCCCTTTTCTAATATTAGTTTTATCGCAGATTTGATCTTCAAATCCTTTAATATATTCCTTTAGTTCCTCTTCAAATGCTTGTGTTTTATTATATCCGCACGTAAACATTTCAGGACACATTCCGTTTCTGTACACACATTCTCTAACCATTCTGCTTGCTGCTTCTGGTTCAAGTTTAACAATTTCGTCTCTAATCATTTCAAACGCTTTTCTTGTTTCATAACTTGCACAATTACACAACCTCTTTCGTGCTACATTGATTAATGCCTGGAAGTTAAAATAATAAGTAGCACTTTGCAGTGTATTTCTGTTTGGAACTTCATCATAATCACACCTATCGCTTCTAAGAGATGAAACGAACGGAACCACACCATTGGAATGACGCACCAAATGTCCATGTACAAATTGTGGTGCATCATAAATTTTTAAAATTACAAATCCAAGTCTGATTGGAGAATGCTCTGCCATAAGAAGTCTCAGTTTCCAATCATGATCTGGATAAGAACCTTTATCCTTTCCAATTGTAGTCATTGTTGCATCTTTAATCTGCTGCCACATATCTTCAGCCCATTTGATTTCTACTCGCATTTTTGTTAAATCTGGTTTATTCATGTTAGTCCTCCAAAGCCCACAGTTTCATATCTTCTTTGAATTTATTTTTTACATACTCATCTTCCGAGTGGAGCACAACTGTGCATTCTCTTTCGAGTCCAATTCCCATAATCCCAAGAATTGATTTAGCATCAATCTGATATCTCCCACAAATATAATCAATATCTTCTTCATAATTGTCACAAACCGTTGCAAATAGCATTGCATTTTTTACAGTATTTAATTTAATTCTGATTTCCATAATTTTAGTTCCTTCCTATTATAATGTTGTTTCGGTATGCAGAATAACTACATACCCAACATCTCAATTAATTGTTCTTCATTAATAATCTGAACACCCAGCTCTTTTGCTTTTTTATTTTTACTGCTATTGGATTCTATATCGTTATTGATTAAAGCAAATGTGGATTTTGTTACAGAACCTGTTACTTTCCCACCGAATTTTTCAATAGCTTCTTTTACTTCATCACGATTTTTGAATTTATATACTTTTCCGGTAACAACAAATGATTTGCCATTCAAAGAATTGTTTGTTTTAGAATTGTCTTCTGATTCAAACGTCATAAGAGAAGCAAGATAATCTGCAATATTACTCATATCTTCAAACCAAGAATGAATATTGTTATTTAATACATCTCCAAAACCGTCAAGCTGCGTAAAGTCATAATAACCAATGCTTGCATCTCTAAACTTGTCCCATGTACCAAAAGCTTTAACCAACTCTTTTGACTGTGATGTTCCAATCCCAGGAATACTTAATGATGCAATAAATTTATCCAATCTTACGGTTTTACTATTTTCAATTGATGTTCTTAACTTGTCTACTGACTTCTTTCCAAATCCACTCATCGTAGAAAGCCTATCATAATACTGGTCAAGATTGTAGATGTCTGTAATCTCTGCAATCCATCCAAGTTCAATGAGTTTCTTAATTGTTTCTTCTGACAAACCTGAGATATCCATACCTTTCTTGGAAACAAAATGAGAAACTCTTCCTAGTAGCTTGCCTTTACAATGAGGATTAACACACATTAAAACTTCTGAATCGTTTTCTTTTACAATCCGAGTTGGTGATTCGCAGACAGGACACTGTGATGGAATCCGGATATAAGCTGATTCTCTATTTTTTGCAGATAAGTTTTCTTTTACTTGTGGGATAATTTGATTTGCTTTATATACAGTAATTGTATCTCCAATTTGTAAATCTAATTTAGTAAGAATACTTACATTGTGAAGGCTGGCTCTTTCCACCATAGTCCCATCAATTTCTACAGGATCGAAAATTGCTACCGGTGTTAATGAACCAATCTTACCCATTGACCATTCAATATTCTTCAATACCGTTTCGGCTTCTTCATCGTAAAATTTAAATGCAATAGAATGTTTAGGATGATGACCTGTCATTCCAAGTGACTCTCCGTATGTAATATCGTTGTACGTTGCCACTAAGCCATCAATCGGATAGCTCTTTTCCTTTGCACGTTTTCGTAATTGTTCTACCACAATATTAATAAATTCAGCATTGCAATTTCCACGAATAGGTAAAAATGGAACTGTATCAAATCCCAAATTTGAAGCATACTGCAATCTATTGATAAAACTACCTGACGCAATATCTGTTGGCACTTTCCACGCAATAAATTTAATATGGCGCTGTGCTGCAATTTTACTGTCTAATTGTCGTACAGATCCAGAAGCTAAATTTCTTGGATTCTTATATTTTTTGTCTTCTGGTAAAAACTCGTTGATTTTATTAAAATCGTCATATGTAATAATCGCCTCTCCTTCGATTTCAAAATGACCTTTATAATCAATCGATAACGGAATATTATCAAATACTCTTGCATTGTGAGTAATCAATTCACCAATCTCTCCATCTCCACGTGTTTCTGCCTGAGCCAACTCTCCATTTTCATATGTAAGAAGACATGTCAATCCATCCATTTTCAGACTTAAAATACAGTCTTTATCTCCAGCAAATTTTACCAAATCATCTACAGATTTTGTTTTATCTAATGACAACATCGGATGAGAGTGCTCTACTTTTTCTAGTTCAGATTTCACCTCATACCCAACGGACTGTGTTGGCGAATTCGTATACACAACACCAGTTTCATTTTCAAGCTCCGATAATTCATCGAATAATCTATCGTATTCTGCATCAGAAACATCAGATCTTGCTTCATTATAGTAAGCATCTCTATATTCGTTTAGCTGCTCTACAAGCTCTTTAATTCTTTTGACCTTATCCATCAAATCACTCCTTTGCATTTTTTCTTCGTTCATAATCATCCAACATGAAGTTTAATTTTGGACAAAACCCTCTATCTTCTAATGTTTGAATCACATCATCAACTTCGTATTCTGAATTTGAAGAAATAGTTTCTTCATATACAACATCAGATTTTCGTTCTCCACAAACTGTACATTCGGATACAGAAACAGCCATAATATGTTTACACTCATAATCCATTACGATTGTGTAATATTTGCCGACTTCTTTATATTCGTGATTACATTTAAAAAATTTAAACATTAAATCATCCCTTCATATTTCTGAATTTTATATGCGTCTACAACATTTTGCATTAATGCCAATCTTGTAAGAAGCCCAACACCGCCTGGTACCGGCGTAACATATGTATTATTTAGATATCTCTCAAAATCAACATTGTTTACATCGCCGCATAATTTCTCATTCTCATCTCGATTAATTCCAATATCTACAACAAGTTCACAAAAATCTGAAAAATCCGAAAAATCAAAATAGTTCGGAATGCCAACTGCAGAAAAAACATAATCTGCATTTCTAGTGTAGTATTCTGTGCTCATAGTCGTACTATTGCAGCATGTAACAGTTGCACCTTTTTCGATCAACATATTAGTCAACGGAAGTCCAACAATTTTACTTCTGCCTAATACACAGCAGTCTTTGCCTTTAAATTCAAAGTCATTGTATTCCATCCAATCGATAATTCCTTTTGGCGTACATGGTTTGAAACAACTATCTCTTCTAAATCCATCCACATCTTTTTCTGTTGGAATCAGATTCTGTAATCTTTCCAAATTATATTTACCTGGAATTGGAAGTTGAATAATAATTCCATCTGTATCAGATTTTGCAATATCTGTGATAACACATTCAACCTCCTTTTGTTCTGTTGTATTAGAATAAATATTTACATGACGCATTTCTATTCCAATCTCATCACAATCTTTTTGTTTCCCTTTGATGTAAGAGTTTGATGCCTGATCATCATCAATCTGAATTACAGCGAGGACTGGTTTTTTATCAAGATGTTTGATCTCTTCTTTTAGTTCCTTCTTTTTAATTTCTACATAGTCTTTGCATGATACAATATCAGTTCTCATAACTTCAATCTCCTTTTACTCTCCTTTTTAATAATTTCTGCATAGATGTATTTCTCGCTAAATTAGCTTTTTTCTTAATAGCTCTGTTCACAGTTGTTACATCTCCAAAATGAAAACACCGTTCTTTCATTCGTGTGAGTCCTACATAAATCAAATTAGAATTTAACATATATGTATGCGCTGATGGAGTAAGCAAAATAACTACTTTTATACTACTTCCTTGAGATTTATGAATAGTAATACAGTATCCCAATCCACACATTTGCATTGCACTTCTATCGTACTCAACCAGAACATCGTCAAATTCAATAACAACCTTGTTTTGAGTTATCTCTCTAATTTTTCCGGTTTCACCATTTGCAATAAAAGTTTCTTTCGGAGCATCTTCTGAAACAAAATCATCTTCGTAATAAATCATTGCGTGATAATTATTTACATTTTGAATAATTATGTCATCTTTATAGTAGACTACATCACCTATTTTCATATAAGATTGGCTTCCATAATTTTTATTCGCTATTTTCTGTAGCTGATTATTAATTTCTACCTGACCAAAATCGCCTTTTTTATAAGAAGTCAACACTTGAATATCATCCACTGTGTAATTTGTAGACAATAGTTTCTTATATAAAGCTATTACATTTTTTACAAGTACGCTTGAGCCAACATTAATAAAAGCATAGTCTTTGTTTTCTCCAAAATATGTACACTGCTGTTTTACATCTTCAAGATATGTCTTACATTGTCTTACATCTGTTGCAATTTTCATCAAACCACCTTCGCCATATCTAAACACTTTAGTAAGCGTGACCGTTGGAATCAATTTTGACTGCATAAAATCATGTAACATATTTCCACATGAAACAGATGGTAACTGTGCGTTGTCTCCAATCATAAGTAATTTTGTATGTTTAAAGTCAACCGCATCTACAACATGCTTAAACAGATTTAAATCAACCATAGAAAACTCGTCTATAATCAGAACATCACAAGTCATTTTCGCCTCTTCGTTGTATCCCCAATTGTTAGGCGGCATATACCCAAGACCTCTATGAATTGTACTTGCATGTTCATTTGTATTTTCTGACAAGACTTTCGCAGCTTTTCCAGTAGGAGAAAACAGTTCATATGATTTATTATTGTCTTTTAACATATGTATAATTGCTTGTGTAGAAAATGTTTTTCCTGTACCGCCGGATCCATTTAGAATACAAATATTATATTTACATATGTATTCAAGAATCTTTATTTGTTCATCTGATAACTCACAATCATTATTAATGATTCTATATTTCTCGATATCGTAATCCCATGAAATATTGTTCTTTAATCCATCAATTATCGTTTCTGCAATAGCGCTCTCTGTTTCGTATGTAGATTTCAATGATACACACATTGTATCTTTATCGTAAATAATGCTTTCATGTTTGATGCAATCAACAAACAAGTCAGAACAAGCTGGGGTTAGTTTCATACATTGATTTCTTAAATCAACAATATTCATTACTGTATGTCCATCATTTTCATTCTCTTCCAATAAATACAACACACATGACAAACATCTTTGCTTGCTCGTTTTTAAATCACAAGAAAATTCTATAATCGGGGTTTTACCATTTTTAATGTTGTTTATAGATTCTCTTTCTAGCTCTAGCAGAATAGAATCCGCTGTTTTAAAACCAACTCTTGCTAATCCACATAAACACTTATACGGATCTTCTCTCATTTTTTGTTTTATCATTTGTACAGACGAGTATTTTTCATGCAGTTTTTTTACCATAGATAGAGTTAGCATTCCTTGAAATTCCGTAACAATTTCTGCAAGACAAAAATTCTCAACAATCTTATTTTTGATTACTTCAAACGTATACTCTTTGATACCTGGCGTTTTGTTTAAATCAATATCCTCTAATCTATTATTGATTACCCTATCTACAATGTCTGGATAAACCTCGCATAGAACATCGGCTTGATTTTCTGTGAGAATTTCTCTTAAAAAGATATATGTTTCTTCGGCGCTCGTTGGTCTATCTCTCTTAATGTTTGTTACCTTGTAACCGTATCCATATTTAGATAACTGTTCAACTGCAGCAACTTCATAATTTGATCCAATACCAAGTTCGTGAATCTCACCTGTTAAAGTAACATTGCCATATTTTGTGAGCTTTATATCCGGATATTTATTTTTGTCAACATCAACGGCGTAGATTTTAAAATCTCCACCGTCATATGTCTTTCTAACCACAGAACATTTAAATTTAACTTCTTTTTTATCCATAATTTTTCATCACCTAATCACCTCATACTCTGTAAGGATATCTTCTAATTCGTCTGTCGCTTCCCACTTACCTTCTGCATTTGGTCGTTTCTTAAACTCTTGAGCGAAGTCATTTATTTTAAGAACAGACCACTGACCAAATGGGTCTTCCTTGAAAATTCTTCCTTGCTTAATTCGGGTTTTAATTTCTTTGCCAGTTCTAATTTGTCTCGCTGTAATATATGGTTTTGTCGTATCTTTGTAAGTTTTGAAATCTGTAACCATATAATAAAGTGGAGAAACTTGTGAATTAGTATATAAAATTGAACCAAGATATTCTTTTTCAAATTTCATAGACTCTATAATCTCCATTGCTTTATTCTCTACTTGTCTACTTAATTCACATAGCAATCCAATATTATCTAATTCCTTAAACAACGTAGCGGTTTCTTTCCCTGAATATTTTTTCATCAAAAATTCTGTTACTCCAAGTTCTTCGAGCTTCTTTTTGTTAATTTGTTTTTTACGAGCAAATTTATCAAAATATTGTATTAATTTCAAAAGATATTTATTTTCACCAAACTCCTTAAAGAAATTTAAACCTGTTAAAATCATAAGCTGTTTTGAATTGACAGAAGTTTTTTCATCGATATCAAATAACAACTCAAAGAAATTGCTATATTCATTATTCCCTAATTCGTACAATTCATCTGCAATTTTTTCATTACAGAATTTAATGGAAGATATTCCTTGATATATCGAATTGCTATTTTTGTCAAACTGATATTCAGCTTTTGATTTTCTGAACTGAATTGGAAGAATTTCATAACCTTTTGATATAACATATTCTTTGATTTTTAGAGATTTTTCGTCGTCAGATGCATATATATTTAAAGCCGTTGTGAGAGTCTCTAACGGGTAATAATGTCGTAAATATCCACATGCAAATCCTAAAAATGAATATGGGTCGGCATGATTCTTTGAAAACAAATAATTAGATGCGTCAATAATAACTTGTAAAAATGATTCAATAATCTGTTCTGCATCTTCTTGTTCTACATCATAATCATCTTTCATTGTCTTTATAAAACCTTTAATATAGTGTTCAGATTTTTTACCATCTATATTGGTCATATATCCTCCGTCTTTTATAATCGGAATATCTGTTTCAGTTCCAGTTTTCTTACTAAAGTGACGACGTACAATATCAGCTTCTCCCATTGTAAATCCACAAAACCTATGTAAGAATTCAATAATCTGTTCTTGGTACACCAAAAATCCGAGTGTAGGTGCCAAGAATTTGTTTAACTCATCATTCCCATTGTCTCGATAAATACCTGCTGCCAATTTTGTTCTGTATGATTCACCAGCCGGTCGAATTGCTCCATTAGCCATACTCATCAGATCGATGTATGATAAATCAGGATTTTTCTCTTTAATTTTTTCAATAACCTGTGGTCGTAGAATATCTCTAAGATACGATCCAGCAAAATCAGATTCAAACTGAAATATTAAAGTTGTATCTTTTGCAATATCTTCCCATACTCCTTTATCCTCAAAATCCAGATTATCAGGTGTCAAAAACGGAATTCCTACCGCATCACATGTCTTGTAGATAAGCCCAACACAATCTAATCCCAATACATCAAGTTTTACGAAATTTAACGAGTCGATTTCTTTCATATTAATTTGCGAAATAGGTTTTTCGTCTGATGAAATATATAACGTCCCAAATACATCATCTACTGGATAAGGGGCTACAACTAACCCAGCCGCATGTCTACCTAAACTTGTGATCGTTCCAACTACGATATCCACATACTCAAACAGCTCTGAGTATTGCAAGCGATATTTTTCTTCTACAAATTCATGTTTATTCTCATCTTCCTGAACAAGATTTGACAATACCTGTGTTTCTTGTGGAGTCATCCCTAACGCACGTCCAACATCTTTGATTGCACCTTTCATCTTGACAGTATTAAATGTAATGATGTTACAACAATGTAATTTTTCTCTATTGAATAGATATTCTCTTACTTTCCATCTATCTTCTTTAAACCAATCTGAATCGATATCGGCAAGACTAACTCTCTCCTCATTCATGAATCGCTCGAAGTTCAGATTAAATCTTATTGGATCAACTTCTGTAATTCCTAATAAATATGCAATTAAGCTTCCAGAAACAGAACCTCTTGAATATCCATATTTAACTCCATTTTTTCTTAATTCCGTTTTATAATCTTCCTCTAGAAGCATAAAGTCTAATGCATTGTTATGGATATATGTTTTCAATTCATATACAATTCTGTCTTGGTATTCTTTATAATTCTTCTTTTTGTCAATACCTCTCCATTTAATCCCTGATGATATTTTCTTTTTTATTTCTAACAAAGAATCGTCATACAACTTTGGATATTTATATGAATAATCAAGCTTGAATTCTTCAATCCTGTCAGCCATTCTATTTGTTTCTTCTATTGCTTTTATATAAACATCTTTTGCAATAGCAAATTGTTTTTCATATGCAGATACTAATTCATCGTAACTTTTAAAGGTCATATCCCATGCAGATTCACTATCAAATTTAACATCTTTGCTTTTCTGCATAATAGCTCGTCCACGCATATGCTCATCATTTAAGGAATGCGTGTCTGTTCCTGCAATAAGCGGAATGCCATACTGTTCAGAGATTTTCACAAGATATTGATTATACTTTATCTGCATATCATCACAATGATGTTGAATTTCTAAATAGCATCTATCTTTATTTTTGATAAGAAAGTTCAGAAAATCTTCTTGAATATCAGGTGTTCCACTTGCTAAAATCCCTCCAATGCAAGCTGTTGTGATTAAAATATTTTCAGAAGTATTTATTAGCTCTTCAAACGAAATTCTAGGTTGATAATAAAAATGACCATCTCTTACAAAAGCCTTTGAAGATAAAGTATTCAGTTCCTTTACACCTTCATAATTTTTAGCAATTAGCACACAATGATAATTATCACGAACTTGGAATTTATTTTCTTCTAAAAACTCATATATTTTATTCTGCGCTTCTTCTGGATCAGTACCCAATAATGATTCACATAATTCGGTATCATCAGGATATTGATACAATTCTTTTGTTACATAGAATTCTTCTGCATGAATATATTTCATACCAGCCTTTTCAATCGCGTTTTTCTTGTGAACCCATTCAAGAACACTTCCATGTTCTGAGAACGCCATCGCTTTCATACCAAGAGATTTTGCATAGTCAATATATTCGTTGTATTTTGTAACACTATCGATATTTGTGACTCCATTCGATAAATCACTATGTAAATGATAAACTACATAATTCTTCTCCACTTACTCACCTCAGTTCTATAAATCATTTAACCAAGACATATCGTCCTCGCCCAGTATTTCGCCCTGTGTATTAGATGTAATGTCCGCTCCAACACCTGCAAAAATATTATCCTGCTGCTCTTTCTTAGCATTTAGCTTATCCAAATATTTTTTATATGGTAGATGTACATTCGGAGAGTAAGCACACAATGTAGAAAAGTAATAGCTTTGTTTCTCTACCTGATCGTCTGAGTCCCAGAATTCATTTTCTGCTTCTGACAAATTATTGTCTTTCAGTTTCTGATATTTATTTTCTTTTTCTTCAATTTCGCAAATTGTGTCAATGATATCTGTCGTCCATTTATTCAAAAGCTCGTCTGTAATCGGAACTGTTACAATACAATCATTCATTTTATATTTTTCTTGCACCTCTTCCGGAAGACATTTGATGTCATTTGTTTGCATAAGAAGATCAAGATACTCCAACTGTTTCTCCTCGTATCCACATTTTTTTAACCACATCTTCACACTGGTCTGCAATTTCACACCAATCTGATTTCTTTCAATTTCTCTCGTTGTCCATTTCCCATTTGCTTGCTGACAATCAATTGAGACATACTTTAGAAAATCCCATGAGATGCGAATCTTATCCATTGGAATCCCCATTTGATTCAGAGCAATTGCATACACAATTAACTGTCCGCATTCGTTTTCTGCTTTTTTACCTTTGTAAATGGAACTTGTTTTCCAATCTAAGATATGATAATTACCGTCATCATCCTTATAAACAGCATCAATATATCCCTGGAATACGTTGTTCCCAATTTTTGCAGTAACAAATCTTTCGATTTCCATATGCTGTTTAAACATTTTGTGATGATTAAAGAAATGCTTTAGACATTCATAATATTTTTGTTTGACACTTTCATTTTTCTTTTCGTCATTTCTGTCAAATTTTAGATCCGCCACTTCTGCGGTTAACCAAGAATCTTCAAATTTTTCATCCATTTCTTCATATTTAATATGTCCTAAATACAAGTTTTCCATAATATCATGTGACATCCCACCAGTTACCACATAAATACAATCATCTCTGTCTTCTGGAACATGCTTAATATATTTTAGATAGTACTCATATGGAGATGTATGGTATGCATTGAATTTAGACCAACTCCATAATCGATCAGTTTTGTAATAAGACATAATCTCTTTTAATTCTTCTCTTGTTTTTCTTCCTATGATAAACACCTACTTTCGTAACGATTTTAAATATTCTTTGTGTTCATGATCGTCATATACAGTCCTGTATTTCACCATGAACTCATATATCTGATTTCGCGCATCTGCTGGCGAATCTTTATCACCTATGATTCCCCATCTGTCGTACATATAGCTCACTTTTCTAATATGATAGAATTTCTCGCAGCAATGTCTTACATGATTAATATCAATATCCTTATCAAAACATATAATTATTTCCTTATTTAAACCGATTAATATTCTTGCCTGTTCATCTGATATTTCATGTCCAGAAACAGCAACGCATGTCGAATCACAAAGGCTGTCTCTTTTTAATACAGATTTTTCACTTTCTACAACTACGACATAATTTGATTTTTCAATCGACTCTCTATTTTCATATAAACCATATAAGTTGATTTGCTTTGGATATCCTGGAGTAATGTAATATTTCTTGATATCGAATAGATCATAATTTTCAACCGTTGTCCTCATGTTGTATCCCATTAACTCGCCGGTAAGCCAATACCGTAATGGAATTACATTTCTCTTGTATTTATAGCTGTATCCAAGACTAAATTTTTTGACCGTCCACGGCATGACGCCTTCTTTATACCAGTCTATATGTATATAAGGAACAAATGTATCAAGCTCTTTCTCATCACGCACTTCAAAGTCAAGTACATTAACCTTTTTTCGCCTTGTTTTAACCTTTTTAAATATCTGTAATGGGTCTATTTTTTCTTTTTTCTTTTCTTTCCTTTTGAATGAAAGTTCAAGATCTAAAATCTTGTGTAAATTTTTTACAGCTTCCCATGTCGTATGCTTCTTATGTTTGGCATATAAATTGTATTGAACGAGTGTGATTATGTCTGATTTATCATCAAAAAATGTTTCCCTTGTATAATCTGTGACATTTAAATATTCGTTATTTTTTACAGTCACACATGATTTGTTGTCGCCATCTATATTTCCGCACGAATAATATTCTTTGTTTTGATGGTAAACAATGTGGTGACAACCTATCTCCTGCAACACAAACTCAATCTTATTTTCTTTATATATGTAAGTTTTTAATTCGCTAATCGTCACAACACTGTTTACCGCCTTTCTAAAAGTCTACTGGAACATTTGTTATTCCAACCTCTTTGATAATATTTCTGGACATATCATGCTCGATTACTACCTGATATCTATTTGCCGAACCTTCACGATTCTTAATAATAAATAGAATCTGATAATGTTTGTCCTTATCTAGTTTTACCGGAATTTTCGTCTTTCCATTTTTACCTTCTAATTTATATACTCTTAATTCTCTCTTTTCCCCTGTATATTCATCATCGTATAAATCACGAATCATGATACATGTTGATGCAACATCAATGATATTTTTAGACATCCCGATATTATCCTGTGTATAATACCTTTGCTTCACACTACCCTTTGCCAACTGAAATGTAATTAAAATATGAAGGTTTTTCGCCTCTGGCTTAATAACATCATTAATCTTTACCATGTTCTGTTGCATTTCAAGCCATGATTTTTCACTTACATTCCCTGCGTCAAGTTTAAATGTATCCAAAAGAAAATACTTAACTCCCATACTTGAGTATTTCTTTATTGTTTTTATCGCATTTTCTGTTTTATATTGTTGGAATGGAAGAATTGTAATAATATGATTGTCTGTTTGTTCTTTTAGCCAATCTGCTGCCTTGTATAGAATTGCCTTTGTTCCTTTTTCAAAATGTCCATCTCTTACAACATGCTTCTGTAGATCATCTTTAATGATATTATTTGCTACAAATACAAGAAGTTCCCTCTGCCACTTTCCTAAACCGTCCTCATTAACAATGATTACAATTCTTTCTTTTTCTTTTATGGCTGTTGGGATAACTGCATTTCTTGCAAACGTTGATTTGCCGACATTACTCAAACCACCAACCAAAGTAATACTCCCCAGATATTGACCACCGGTTTCTTTCGTAATAATATCCATATTGTTATATGGAAGACCGACTGCATACCCCTCGTCCAATTTCTCAATCAACTCGTATATTCCGTCACAAATGTCGTAGCTTTTTACATCGTAATCAATGTTTGAAAAAATATCGTTGAGCTGTGCTTCCCACTCATTGTAAATTTCCTCTGCGGTCATATCGCAATAATCACTTAATCTATCATTAACAGCGCAACGCATCTTTGCCAATTTAATTACGCTATTCCATTTTCGAAGTTCATCAATATATCCGTAAAGATTTTCTGATTTTACATATCCTCCTGCCGCTTCGATAGTTTCATATCCACCATACTCATCATATTTTTCTCTTAACTTTGGATGCTTTTCAAGATACAAACCAACAGTAATTTCATCTAATGTTTTTTTCTTTTCTACCTTTATAATGTCATCCGCAATTGTCCAGTAAACTCTCCAAACATTATTGCCAAACTCTTCTAAATGCAAATTTGTCTCATAAATCAAATCTGAATTTTTGTATAAAATCGCAACAATATTTGCCTCATCAGCTTCTTTATATTTGTTTACTTGTTTGATAGTTTCAATTAATTCCTTTTCAAATGGTGTTAATTTTTTTGCGTTTGTTTTTGTTGCCATTTGTTAATACGCTCCTTACCATAAATTTTTCAATTTGTCGTTCTTCAATTCTTTGGTCTTTGTTTGGTAATGAGCTGCTTTATGCGTCAGAATTTCAGTATCCATATTTTCGACTTTTTCATCGTTGCGTTCTTTTCTTTTAACCATCTCATAAACGTCATTAATATTGTTTTTTACAATTGCACAAATGTAATTAACCTTTTGCATTTCTGACTCAAATGTTTTTCCAGATAATGCAGCCAATATTCTTGGTCTGCATATCTGGAATGTGTATAAAATGATTTTGTATGGATACTCAGCCTGATTTTCAATAAGTCTATTTTCGATAAACTTTCCCATTCTTATCCCTTTTAATTTTCTGCAAATGTTTTGCGGAATGTTTTGATTATCGTCGTAAAATAAGATCTCTTTTTTTACATAGTTATACAATTCACTCCACTCTTTTTTCTCAACTTCTGTCATCTTTATCGGTTCAGGCTTTACTCTCATTACATCACCACCTTAAGCAACAATACTTAACGCCTGTTCAGCAATCGATAAATCATCAATCAAAGTTGGATTTGTATATCCGTGTTCTTTTGAAAACTCAAGAAGAGGCTTAATTGCTTCCATATTCCCTTTGTTATCTTTAATAAAATCTTTAATCTGTTCAATTACAGATTCGATTTTTTTCTCTTCCTTTTTCTCAGCCTCTTTTTTAGCAAGCTCTTTCAGCACTTCCGCTTCTTTTTCAGCCTGTTCTTTTTCGGACTGTTCAAATGTTTTCCCAGATTTAGCCTGCTCTGCTTTAATTGCATCTGTAATCGCCTGGATAAATTCATCTGTATCAAATGCAACCTCATCAACAATATCTGCAAAACGGGATCCGCTGTCTAACGCCATATTGTCATCTCTAAACTTGATTTTTCTATGCTGATCAACAATTTTATTTACAGTGATATCTTTTTTTGTTACAATGTTTTTCTTTCCGGTTTTTTCTGTAACAATTGTTCTGTCATAGTACCCAAGTCCAAGGAAATGCATTTTCTTTTTCAGTAGATTGAAATAAACCTTTTCAACATCTGATGTTAATGTCTGATAAGTTGTTCCTGTTGCAATATCTGTTACTTCTTTGTTCTTTACATGTCCAATAACAATTGTTGCTACACCAACTTTTCTTAAATCTTTAATGATATTGAACATAAGCTCAAATGCTTTTGCCTGACCTTTCTGGAATCCATTCCATGCTCCATCAATTGTATCTGCCTTTTTATCCATGTGGTCTTTGTTCCACAATCTAATCGCTTCCTGCTCTGCCAACTTAATCCAACCATCGTATGTATCCACCACAATTGCTCTTAAATCTGCATAATCTGTCGTTTTATTATCAATAATATCTTCTACGATATCTTCTACATCTGCCCATTCATCACAATCTTCATACACAATTCCTTCGATTGCATCTGCACCGGCTTCTCCATTCATCTCAAGAAAAATGTATCCTTCTTCTCCTGCTAACTTTTCACATACTTCTTTAATAAGTGTTGTCTTTCCAATTTTAGGTTCCCCTAATAAACAAATGTTATATTTAAGCGGATCAATTTTTACTTCATTTTTCTTTCCAAATCTTCTTGCCATAAGTTGTTGTCCTCCAAAATTAAATGTATTGTGTTTTGTATTATTTTCTGTCTATGCAGTTATGTACTGCATAGACTTGTTTGCAATTCATATTTATAGTTTCTTATTTGTGTTTATCTTAAGTTGTGTATTTTAACCAAGTGCATCAAGCCAAGACATATCGTTTGGATTTGTTGCCTCCTCATTTGTCTCATCTTCTCCATGAGTATCTTCAACTGCATCTTCTGATTCTTCTTCATACATAAAATCAAGAGTTAAATCATCTTCATCATATTTCTGTTCAAACTTCTGAAGCACTGGTGTTTTTGCCCCGTCTTTCCCTTCCACATTTTTAATCAATGGTTTTCTAATAACCATTCTCTTTTCTTTTCCTGAATTCACTGTACATTTCTGAAGAGCTTCTTCTAATGTAAATACTCCAATCTCAATAAGGGTTTTAACATCATCAGGAATGTCATCTTCTGTTGCTGTTACAACTGCGCCGCCCTCAATCAGATCTCCTTCAAATGTAATCTCTGTAACTCCTCTTTTTACCTTGAAAAGTTTTTCAATTACTTTCTGTGAAAATTCTGGTTTAGTTAGGTCAAGTTCATACTCAAATGCTTTGTCATATGGGATATTGCATCTAACTTCTTTACCTTTGTACTCTTTTACATAATCGAGAATCTTTGCATAGATAGGTAAAATTCCTGTTGATTTGTCCGGCTTTCCAACGCTATCCCTTGTAAGCAACATTGTCTGTGTGAAGTTGGCATGATACTTACTTCTGTCATCTGCTTTGGAAAGCACAAGACTAGAAATCTCTTTTCTTACTTTTACATTTCCTTCGTATGAAGAATATTTAAGCTGTCCTTTTACATTAACAACCATTCCATCCTCAAGGTTTTCATTGATATAAGCAATCATGTCATATGGTGTTAAGAATTTCTTATAAAATACTTTTCCATTTTTATCTTTTTCAAGACCAACAGTCATGAAGCATAAATCACCTACAGATTCCAGAATTTTTTCATCAAATCTATCATCCCAATCAATTGTGAATCTGTTTTCGAAATCGTCTTTTCCGTCTTCGTCTTTTCCATGCACATAAACAACATTGTCACGTTCTGCACCATATCCACCCATGAGTTCTGCATAAACTGTTCCACACACATCACCACAATCAACTCCAAGATTTAAGGAGTTATAAACCCAATCAGATTTCTCGGAACGCTCGTCCAATTTGTATGTATAATCAGCATTAATCTTTGCCTCTCCAACTAACACAAATGAATTTGCCCATCCTTTTTTCTCTAATACTGCCTTTTCTTTTCTTGCCATAAATTCAATCTCCTTCTAAATGTATATTTTTTATATGTGAACGACCGCGCAGCAGCCGGAACATAGAGTTACTAATATGTAAATTTCTATGTAAACCCCGAAAATGGGTGCATTTAAGAAACTGTCGCTCTTTCACGACAAATTTTAAAAATATTCAATTCTATAATTGTGATTTATAGAAACTATTGATTTGCAATTTTATATGTGAATTATCTTACTCAATTGATAATTCTCTTAGATCTGCAACTGTCAAATCAGTTGCATAGAAGAAGTCTGTGTGTGATCCAAAATCTATTTTTAATTTATCATTCTCAAGATATAATCTTTGGTAATATGTCTTGAATCCTCTGCCTTCTAATACTTTATGCATATCTCTCCAAAGCTCTTTCTTGTTTTTCGGATGAGATATGACCTTAATCTCGTTTTTGTTTGTATGAAATTCCAGTTTCATTCGATTTTCACCCCCAACAAACGTAGCAACCATGCGGGTTCGTGAAATACAAATTTTTGAATTTTTATATTATTGCACATCTTATTCGCCATTTTATTCTAATTCACTCTTGTCAATTCTTTGTCCACACTTCGGACAAAAATCATATTCATCATAATCAATTTCATAATGTTCATTACAGTTTGGACAGATCCATATGTCCCATATAAATGTTCCATCTGGGGCATACCCGTCTCCCTCGATACTTGGTTTCTTCGCTGTATCACGAGATTCCAATTCATGTATATGTTCTGTTGTAATCCCAGGCATGACTCTAACAAAACGGATGATGTCTAACAATGTTCCATAATTTTTAGGAGCCTCATCGTCATCTTTGAAGCCATACAAAAGATTCAATACATCTTCTTTTTTTATTAACTCATTTCCCATTTCTTATTCTCCACAATCAAATACCTAGTTCTGTTTTATATGTAAGCCTATCCATATTACAAATCCTGTCTTTCTGGTAAATTTGCAATTTGTCTTGCTAATTTTGCCTGTTCTTCCCAATCTAGTTCATTACAACATAATGCATATAATCCTTCGTCATCATCTTCTTCATATTTTTGCATACACATAAAATCTTCAACCTCACTTTTCCACTCAATAGGACAATAATCACAAATGTATTTTGTATATTCACAACAAAAACAATTACTTGTTACATAATAAAACCCTTTTCCTTCACAATATTCTTTTTTTAAAACGTTAATATGTTGATATTCTTTTTCTTCTTCAATCCTGTCAGCAATCCAATTCCACATTTTTCTGTGCCATGAAACTGTTTCTTTTCTTGTTAATTTCATCTTATTCTCCTTATGAAATAATGCTTCTTTCATTTTTTTACTATCAACAAACCAAGTAAATAAGTGCAATGCACATCATGTATAATCTGATCAAATGAGCCATATGCTTTCCAAGTTTGTCCTTGTTCATTGCTTTTTCGTTTCGTCTACCGATTTTGTTATAGCTGCTTACAATAGCTTTCATCTCATTCCACATTCCAGTCCAATCTCTTAGTGGATAATGCTTTAAATCAATGTCCATAAAAATTTCAGTATCATAACCTTCCTGTACTGCTTTATCTGTATATAGTTTGACTGAACTATCATTCATTGGGAAGTAACGGTTTTTAAAATCATAGCTTGCATTATTGATTGATTTTAAAATGTACTCTTCGTTTTGTGTCTGTCCAACTAATCTAGCAGCTTTGTTCTCCATACGCCTTAATTGACTTGAAGCGTATCCGGCAAAAGAATTAATACAAATCTTAGATAAAAACATTTTTCTATTATTAATAACTCTCTACCAACATCAGACAGATATAAATAATGTTCGGGTTTGCATCCTAAAATTTCGATAGTGTTAGGATTATTTGATTTTAGTAACTGTAAAATTTTATTAAATGAATAAACTGTCGTATCTGTATTTGTTTCCACAACTTGTTCAAAGTCTTTCCCAAGAAGAATTTCTCCTTTACTATTTAGAGAAACTCCTCTTAAATCAATATCACTATCCTCTTTGTCCATTCCGTATGCGTGACTGCCACCAAGCGTAAGCAAAATAATATTATTGCCTAAGTGCTTATTCTCTTTTAAGAAATTGTATTCTTGTCGTTTTACTGTTTCTTTAATTTGTTTTAGATTCATACTCTTTACCTATTATTATATTTTTCAACTAGCTGATCTCTTGTAACACCGAGCAGTTCCATACAATAATCCAGTAACACATTGTCAGTATAATCTTCTTTTCTACAATACTTGCAGCTATCCGGTACATAATGCTCACAGTCTGTACAACTGTCGTATTTACAATGTTTTTTTCTATATTCATACATAAGGTCGTAATCATCTAAATCTGGATGCAATTTACAATGCTCTCTCACATAACCATCTTCTTCAGCGCATTCATCACAACACCATTTTGTCCAACAAGTTTCACATGATACGTATTCTCCACAATCTGGAAATGTTGATCCGCAATTATCACATGTATAAAATTCTACTCCCATTATTCATTCTCCTCATCAATCGTAACTACTGTTCTCTCCGGGATAATCTGTTCAGGAATAACCTTCTTTACGATTTTATGTACTTCCGGTTTTTCATACTCATAATAATAATCGCTAAAATATGATCCTGAACGAATAATACACAGAGTTAATGCAATATCAAATTTCTTAACAGTATTCCAGTTGCCATCGCACTCACACAAAATACCTGTCTGATATTTGTATTGATATTTCCCTTGGTCATCCCAATTTTCGTCTTCTAATAATTCTGTTTTGTATTTTTTACTATTTAAAACCGCTCCAGAATCTTCTAAATTACACTCGTCAAATTCTTTCACAATTTTCTGCGCTTCTTCCAAAGACATTTCTTCTAATTCTTCATAATTAATATCAAATTCTACCATATTTAATTCACTCCTTAATGAAACTAAATTTTCAAATCTTCTGAATTTATTTCTATCTTTCCACCAGATTTTAAATCAACAAGATAACATTTTTTTACGGAGAGATTTCCAAAACATTTAATTTTAATAATCTCATCTTGTCCATCGATTTTTTCTAAATCATATATACAAAAATAGTCTGGGATTTTTAATTGATACTCTTTCCCATTAATATACACGTAATATTCACCATCACTATATGATCTACATGTTATTTCTCCATCTGAATGTTCTAAAATTCTTTCGATACGATTATACTTTTCTTCTAGCTCCTTATACTTTTTTTCTAGCTCCTCAAATCTATCCTTGCTAACCCACACTTCTTTTAACACCTCTTTCATTTTTATTCCCATCTAAATCCAACAGAATATCCAATAATCTGAAATGCTTTGATTACTACAAATGTCACAACTGTTAATTCCAAGTTAAAGTCAATAGGTAAAATCAACGTTAATAATTTCATCGCTCCACATACAAGCAAACACTGAATGGAATACAGAATGTTGAAAAATATAAGCGCTGAGAATCCTGTAATTTTAAAGTTCTTTTTCATATCATTCTCCGTTTTAAATCTTTACACAACTGCAGCTTTTTAAATTAATTACATATTTATTGACATTCTTCTCTCTATACTTATCCATGTAGGTTTCTTTCAACTTAATAATATCTTCGTCATCTTTATCCTGCTCTGCTTCAAAAACAGCTCCTGGATCATTATCTTTTCCACCCAAAAGAACGCCTTTTACTTTATATTCTCTACCATTCTTATAGATATAAAAACAATCATGAACGCATTTTCTTCCTTTGTCAGTATCTACAAAATGATCTCCTTTTGGATTAACAACAACTATACCTTTTTCGTTTCCATATTTAAAATGTCTGTTAATTTCATCAAACTGCTCTTTTAAATCTTCGTAAAGATGAGTATAGTACCAAATATCACTATAAATTTCTCTAACTAATTTATTTGTATCTTCTACTGTTTGAAGTAATGCATCATATTCCATCTTGCTAACCCACATAATCAATCCTCAACTTCAAAATAATATTTCTTTAAGCGTTCCTTCCTAATAGAGTCAACCGCTTGTGCCCCGATCTTTTTGGATGAAAAATAAATATCATTCCTCTTGTGACAATATGCATCTGTAAAATATACGTCTCCATCCATATAAGAATAGTACATACACCATTTTTCTTGATCCTCATCTGTCCAATCAATTTCGTATTCATTATTCTCTTCTGCGAATCGTCGAAGCTCTGTTTCTACTTTTGCTTTTTCTAAAGCAAACTCCGCTTCTTCTTCTGTTTTAAAACAATTACCAATTCCATAATAACCATTATCTGTAGAATCATTAATCCACCTAAAGCTATTAATTACACCACATCCAGATATGAAAAAATACTTTTCATTGTTTTTAGGCTTACACACCTTCCATTTTGACCCGTTAGATTTTTGAATCAGCTTCATCAACTGTTTTCTTTCTTCCTCTGAAAGATTCTCCATATTTACGGTAATATTATTCTCCATACTTAAACTCCTCTTCATTCAAATCAATTTTTACATTCTGCCATTTCTTATAAGCATCCAGGTATAATTCATTTTTATCCCCGTTATATGTAAGCTCATAATACATGCCATCAGAAATATTTGTACTTAACAATGCTTTATGGTTCTGCAGCGTCTTGCAGTACCAAACAACATATACATCTTCCTGTGTAATAGACATATTATCTGTTTTATCTGAATTTTCGTTGAAATACTTCACTACGTTTTCCTTACACAAACTAATAAACTTTTCACTACTCATAATCGTATTCTCCTTTTTCTTTTCTAGCTTTTTTACAATTTCTCTTGTATCTTCTAATAATTTTTTTAATTCTAAATATGATTCACTCGGTTTGCATTCCTCATCATGATCTCTTGTAAACGATACACATTTGCCATTAGTCTTATCTTCTACAATTAAGAATTCACCTTTATTTTTAATAGCTTCAAACTGTTTATGCCAAACTCTTACATGTCTTACATTACTAAAATCTAACCCTGATGGTACTGACATATTATTCACCTCCTACGAAACGAAAGTTTCATCTTAATATTTTTCTAAATACTGCATATAGCTGTGACACCATATGCAGCTAAATTTATTTACGTTTTCTTCCAAAAAAGAACCCAATGCAAGTTGCCATTACGATACACACAATAAATACCCATATATTTAATACAATCATTTATTACCTCTTTTTCTTTTCATTTCTTCAATTGTTTGTCTTGCATTTCGTTCTCTCTCGCTTGCTTCAAGTCTCATGTCTTGAGCTTGTACACTAGAGTCAAAAGCAATTCTACTTCCTTCTGCTCTTCGCCTCGTTTTCTTGGCTCCTTCTCTGACTCTCTCTAGCATTCTTTCACTCTCATTATTCATATTCATACTGTCCATACTTTGATGGAGTTCAATAATCTGACTATCTGCTTCCATCTGGAATAAAACCTGTTCTTTTTCCTCTTTTAATTTCTGAAGATCTGAACTTGCCTGATTCCTAATTTCTTCCTGATGCATTTTAGCTTGTTTCATTTCTTCTATCGTATCTTTTAATACCTTGATTTTGTTCTCTACTGTTTCTTTTTTCATAGCATATTGCATTGCAGAATTTTCATCATTATTATCTAAACATGCGTTAATTTCTTTTGTGATACGCATAATTTCTTTATTCGCATTGTATAAATCCTTTTCTGCGCTGTCTAATCTTCCAGAAATCTCCGCATATGTTGTAGATGCTTTATTATAAAACTCTTCTTTATCACGAATAGCTGCATTGTAATAATCTTTTGCCCCTTCTGGAGTAGACGCATCTTGTCTCATTACTTCGTCTGTTCTTCCTTTTAATTTCACTCTTAATTGTTTTCCAAACGAAGAATTTAAGAAAATAACGACTAAAATAACAACGATTGCGACCAATACAATAAACATAAAATTTGTCATATACTTATTCTCCTATTCAACATCAATTCCGTATGTGCGACATAACGCTTCAAGCCCACCGTTATAACCACTTCCAACTGCTTTAAACTTCCATTCATTGTTGCGTCTATAAATTTCTCCAACAACAATCGCTGTCTCAGTAGAAAAATCCTCGCTCAAATCATATCTTAATAGCTGTTCTCCTGTTTCTTCGTCTAATACTCTAATATACGCATTTTCTACCATTCCAAAATTTTGTAACCTATTGTTTGCATCATAAATTGTTACCGCAACGGATATTTTTTCACTATTATTCGGCAAATTCTGAAGATTTACTTTAATTACCTCATCATCACCTTCTCCATCGCCAGTTCTGTTGTCACCTGTATGGATGACACTTTTGGTTGAGTTTGAAAGGTTTCCATAAAACACAAAGTCCTTGTCATTACCAACTTTTCCGTTTGCGCCTGTAATAAATACAGACGCATCTAAATCGAAATCAGATTCTCCATCATAATGATTTGTATCCCATCCAAGTCCAATAAGAAGTTTATGTAATGATGGTCGACCTTTTGTTAGATCTACTCTTTGTCCCTTCTCAAGATTAACAGACATTTCTCGCACCTCATTTCTTATCTGTAATTTTCTGTTAATTCGCTAATACTTTTATCTGTAGTTCCTGTTCCAATAGCATTGAATTTCCACTCATTATTTTTCTTATACAATTCTCCAAAAATCATTGCAGTTTTACCAGCGTAATTATCGGACAAATTGTATCTACAAATTTCATTTTTGCTAGACTGATCTACAATTCTAATAAATGCATTTTTAATCATCCCAAAATCTTGTTTTCTTGCATTACATGCATAGATGTTAACTACAAATACAATTTTACCAACATTTTCTGGCATATTTTTTAAGTCAACTGTGATCTGTTCATCGTCTCCGTCACCATCTCCTGTTAAGTTGTCTCCATGATGTAAAATGCAACCATCACTTGACCGGCGTGATCCGTAATAAATAACATCCATATATTTATCTTCGTTGCTTAAAACAATTGCTGAAGCATCACAATCAATATCATGTGTTCTACCAAACAATCCTTTTTTCGCCGCATCCCAACCAAGCCCCACAACTACTTTCTCAAGACCATTTACTTCTTTTGATAAACTGATTTTCTGACCTTTTACTAAATTTACTGACATATTCTTATTCTCCTTTTTAATTCTTTTTTTCTTTTATACATTCAATCCAAAGTTCTTTGCAATAGCTACAAATCCATCATTATATCCGCATCCAATTGCGTTAAATTTCCACTCTCCATTTTTACGATATAGCTCCCCAGCAACGATACCTGTTTCAAGAGAGAAATCTTCATCTAATTCATACTTAAATAGTTCTTCATTTGTATCAGCATCATATGCTCTAATATATGAATTGGACACCATCCCAAAATTCTGAAGCCTATCTTCGGCGTTATAAATTGCTGCAGCAAAACTGATTTTTTCAATATTCGATGGAATCTTATTCAACTCTACTTTCATTGTTTCGTCATCGCCAGCTCCTTCGCCGGTTCTGTTGTCACCAGAATATACAATTGCTCCACTTGGATGACATGGCTGGTTATAGAAAATAAAGTCCTGTTCACCAGTTACTTTACCGTTTGCATCTGTTAAAAATGCAGATACGTCAAGATCAAATGGTGCATTCCCATCATATTTGTTCGTATCCCATCCTAAACCAAATACAACATTTTTCAATCCGTCATTTCCTTTTGTTAAATCAACTTTCTGACCCTTTACTAAACTAATTGACATATTCATGTTCTCCTTTTTAATTATTTGTTTTTGTAACTGCTTTTCTTACTAAATCAACTGGTATTACCATAAACGCAAGAACTACAATAATTAACCAATGATTGAAATCTAACGGTGTTACCTTAATCAATTCACCTGCAAAATTGCAAAGTATTACAGTAATCATAAAAATGCTAATTGCGATATATCCAAATAATTTATTTTTTCTAATTCCTTTTAATAGATTGAAACTATCTGTTCTAATATTAAATCCGTTAAACACTGCCATAAAACATAACAATGCGAATCTCGCAGTCATTGCCTCTACATCCGTTAAAAACATTTTAGAAATAGGACTAAGAATGATTACTCCATATAATGCAATAAAAGATATTGTACTAACTGCAATTCGTGTTTTGGCTCCCCTTATAAATAATCCGGAACCTTTTTTAATTGGCTCTTCATACATGTATTCTTCTTTTGGTGGCTCTCCTCCAAAAGAAAGTGAATTCAACGAATCCATAATAATATTTACAATAAGAATCTGTACCGATGCTAGTAATGATCCAACTGCTACAATCGGATACAACACACTCAAAATAAGTAAAGAAATGTTAATCGGTAACTGGAACTCTAAAAACATCATAATGTTGTGCATAAATGTTCTTCCTAGTTCTACCGCTTTTACAACTGAAGCAAAATTATCGTCTGTAAGCACAATGTCTGACGCTTCTTTTGCAACATCGCTTCCTGTTTGCATTCCAAATCCAACATCAGAACGTTTTAATGCTGGCGAGTCATTTACCCCGTCTCCTGTCATCGCAACAGATCTACCAATCTCTTGAGCTAAAGTAACAAGTCTCAATTTTGTATTCGGAGAGCATCTTGAAATTACTCTCAATGATGGGATAATTTCTTTGACATCTTCATCACTCATATTTTCGAATTCATCATTTGTGAGAGCTACATCACCATCTTTGTAAATTCCGCATTCTTTTGCTACCGCAATTGCAGTTTCAATACAATCTCCTGTAATCTCAATAACTTGAATACCAGCTTTATGTGCAATATTCACTGCGTCTGGAACCTCGTCCCTAACAGGATCAACGACTCCAATAATACCAAGTAATGACATATCTTCCGGTAGTTTATTCTCTTCTAACTTTTCATTTTTAGAAGACAACGCAATACATCTCATAGATTTCGTTGTCATTTCTCTAAGTTTATTCTGAATCGCTTCTTTGTCCTTAGATGTAAAAGATTTTCTATTTCCTTCCTCATCAATCATAAATGAACACTTTTCAATAATTCTCTCAGGCGCTCCTTTATAATATGTAAGGTTGTCCTTTGTAGTAAACGCTGAATATTTATTACTACTGCTAAACACTTGCTTGTCTAACATTTGAATATTCTTATTAATATTTTTGTATTCATCTGAATTAACTAAGGACATCATGGCTCTATCAATTGAATTTCCACCAGTAATCATCCCATCTTTGTCAAATGTAGAACTGTTGTTCAAAACAATGTTGTTTTTCATTTCATTCCACAATTTTGAATTCATATCAATTTCTTTTGTATTTGAACCAATAATTATCTTTGGAGTCATAACACCTGTTGTTAATGTTCCTGTCTTATCAGTACAAATAATGTCAACATATGCTAATTCAGGAATTTTACCTGGATTCTTGGCAAGGATATTGAACTTCTCCATTGTTTTTACGTTCTGTTTGGTAACAAGTTTTACAATTAATGGAAGTCCTTCCGGAACTGCAGCAACAACAATGGTTAATGCAACTGAAAAATTCTGTGCAAATTTCTGAATTAAATTGAAAATGTCATCCGAAAAATATTTTGAAACACCAACTTCCATAATTCCAGAAACGGTAAGAACAATAAACGTAATTGATGCTGCAATCGTTCCCCACTTAGAAATAAAGCCACTTAAATTATCTAACGCAATATCAAGAGCTGTTTTAGGAGCCTCTAGTGTTTGCATTTTTACCAATGTATCTCCATTGACTGTATTTACACCAACATCTGTGACAACCATTTTTCCTTCGCCGGACATCACGGTTGTTCCTGCAAACAAACAATTCTGATTTGTATACGCATCTGTCGATGTTGTTTTCTTATGAATATATCCATCAATCGGCGTTTTCTTACACTCTTTTGTTTCTCCATTAATTGCAGCATTGTTAACTGAAATTTTACCTTCCATAAGATATCCATCTGCAAAAATCTCTTGTCCCATTCCTACACAAACAACATCTCCCACAACCAATTCATCTTTATTGATTGTTTGCAATTGACCATTTCGTATTACATCACAATACCTAATAGATGTTTTTGCTCTTAATTCTGCTGCTGATTTTTGTACACCCAACCCTGTCTTAACCGCGATACAAGTTACAATTGCAAGAACAAACATAATCATAAGCGGTTCAGATAATTCCATTACACCTAAAAACCCCAACACCATTTGCAACATGGCAATTGCAATTAAAATCATAGTGATTTTTTCACATAGAGCATCTTTTGCAAAATGATACCATTTTTTTAATTTCGGCTCTGGTAATTTATTAGAACCGTACTTTTCTCTGTTTTCCACAACTTGTTCATTTGTTAATCCGTTCATCTTACTCTCCTTTTTCATTTTCTTTATGTAAATCACCAATCTCTTTCATGGCGCGTACATACGCTTCTTTCTGAATATTAATTGCTCTTTCACGTTTTTTCTTATCTCTTTTTACTTTTCGCTCATGAGCAAGTCTCTTTTTCATTGCTTCTTCATGTTTCTTATTCTCTTCTTCAACAAGTTTTCTATCATGTTCTTTAATTGCCTTATCGACCATCTTTACATATTTCTTTTGGTAAGAAAGTTCTGTTGCCATATGCTCAATTCCTTCTAATGTATATTTGTCTTTATACATTTTTTTTGATAAAGCAACAAATAAACCTCTCTGTAAATCAAACTTGTCCTTGTCATCACAAACAACTTTCTCCTGTGTGTTATCACTAAAATCAACTCTAATTACTTTATTTGGAAATAAAATTTCAAAACTAGAAATTTCAATGTTATTATTATCTTCGTATACAGATGATTTAGAAATTTCTAATCCAATTCCACTGCACATCTCCTTACATAGATTATAAGTCGTCTTTACTTTATAAAAATCTTCCTTCATTCTCTATTCTCCTTTTATCTATATGTTTTATAATATCTATAACAAAAATTAGTCAAAAAATAATAAAGCTATATACATATTAAATTTATTTCATTTTATTTAATCATAATTCCGAAAAATCAAAGTGCTCACCGCAGCTACACTCAACTGTTCCAAACACTCCAATTGATGTTGGCGTAAATTTATATGTATAGCTTCCGCCAATTGCCCCACCATATCTCATCTTTTTAGAATATTTTGTAATTCCATGAACTTTTTCTTCGTGTTCATTCTTCCATTTCTTAATTCTCTCATTTTCAATCTTTGTAATTGGGAATCCGCGCCGAAGATCTTCTCTCATATTATCTAACTGTTGATTCATCTTCTGAATTTCTTCATCTTTGCTATATTTGTCTGTCAGTCTTTTATTCTCTTTTACAAGACGGTCAATGTGCATGTCTTTGTTTTTACATTCATCCATAATAAAATCAACTGCGTCCTGAACTGTCCTACAAGTTTTCTCTGATCTCACCAGCATAATTAGTCCTCTTTTTTCTTATTCTCTTTTTGATTTACTCCAACATTCGCTATTTTATAAAGAATATCGTATAACCATTCACGAAAGCTACACTTTCGTGATTCAAATTTATCAGCTATGTAACAAAGTAATATAATTACAAATATAATTACAGGTGAAAACCATCCGCATAAACATATACATAATAAATCTCTTACATTAAAATAATCCTTTAAATCTTCTTTGTTATATTCACTTTTCCTTAAAGTACTAAGAAGCAAAAACAGCCATGAAAGAAAACCTACAAAAATCCACGATACAATAATCACTAAAATCCACCTCCGTTCTACTGCAGTATAAAACCAAGATTTAATTTATTTGTTTAAAGTTGTAATTTTAAAATAATTTGCAATTCCAGAATATGTCATATATGCAACTTTGTATCTACATTCATTACACAAATCCATTTGAACATCTTTGATTTCAGAGTATATTACACGAGAAAATACATACTGCGGAGTATGTTCGCATTCTTTTCCGCAAGAATCACAATAATATCTCTCTTCAATTTTTTTCATAATTTTTTAACTCCTCTAATGGAATCCAGCCTAACGAAACTCTTCTCTTTAAATTAGGAGGTTGCACCCATTTATTTAATTTTCTATTTACATGATTACAATTTTTACACGTCCACTCATAATCATGTTCTTGTTCAGAAATATATAAAATATTTCCACGTCCACATCTCAAACATTTATCATATCTATATATTCCACACATTCATTTATTCTCCCTTACAATTCAATATAATTCCATCTTTTCTTATCTCCATATTTCCATTGAATTTGCCCTTGGTAAATTCTTGTTTCTATATTCTCTACATTATCCATACCAAGGATAAATTCTCTATACGCATCAATATCTCTTTCTGATAAATCATGAATCGCTTTAAAAATATCTAAATTCTTACAAATGTGCTCCACCGACCACTCGTAGTCTGTTAATGAAAGCTGTCTTTCAAATTATTCTTGCACGATTACATTATTATCTTTAGGATTATCTTTTACATGTAGTTCTGCATAAACTTCATAGACATCCGACTTAAAGAATGAGTTACTGTAAACAAGTCCATCTAATAAATTCACCGCACAATTTTCTCCGATATCTGAAAGTTTCATATAGTAAGTTTCTCTGAAGCAAAATACATGTCCTGATTTAATATTCATTACATTTGTCATCATTTTCTTATTCGATACAATTTTCATATAATCAGTCATCCTTCCTATTTTTATAAATGACACCATTTATTTACTAAGTCCGCCTGCTTTTCTGTGAGTTCTGTAAGAAGAATCTCATTTAATAAATCAAGTTGCAATTCAGCCATCTCTCTACAAATCTCTCCGCACTCTGGCTCCGGTTTTTCGCTACATTTTTTACATGCTCCTGTACAAATCTTCATATTTAAATCGCTCCATTTCTTTCTTCTGTTTCTGAATCTTAATTGCCTGATCACAAATAATCTCGCGTAAAATTTCAATATCTTGTTTATGCATATCAGTAGATGTATTAGCCATTGTATTTGTTTTTATCAATGAACAAATACACTCCATACATTCTGTCATATCGACTACAGTAATATCTGATTGACATCCATTTTCTACCATCAAATATAATTCACTCAAATTCTTGTTATATTGTCTAATTGTATCGAAATTTTCTTCAGATAATTTTCTCATTATTCACACCTCGCTTTATCACACTCATGAAATTTTAATAACATGTTATATTTTTCTTCGCCAAATATGTTTTTCCATTTATTTTTAGTTTTTTCCGTGTTCCAATTAAAAGGCATCATGTGATAATTAATTAAAAAACAACAATCTAACAAAAAAACATCGGTATTATATTCTTCAAATGGATTATACAATGTTGTTAAAACACAATACGATCCGACATTTTCATGTCCAAAATAATGAGCAATCCCATTTTCATCAATCGTCTGCGTGCACAATTTACCAAAATCATGTATTTTTGCACCAAGAAGAAAACCGCTTTTATATACATCATAAGGATGAGCCAAATCTGAAAACTTGTTATATGTAAAATCACAATGGTCTTCTAAATACATATTGTGGTGCGGATTTTTTTGATCAAATCCTGTCATTTTTTCAATAATTTCTAATGGATAAAGTTTATAACGTAAATCATAATTAAAATCGTGAACAATAATCTTATCAAATCCTTCTTCTAAAAACGGAATTTGAAATCTTTTCATTTGCTTATAAATAACTTCTTCTTGTACAATATATTCTCTTTCTACGTTGTCTTTAATACAATCTTCAATTTTCTTTGGAACAATGTAAGCAATAATCTCAATATCCATTTTCTTCACATTATTAATAATTGCTCTGCGTGATTTCATAGTAATATTTGTCGCATCAGCGATTACGTTTCTTTTTTCATGTAGATATTTTCTAATCCTTTTATGAAAAAGTTTAAACACTTCTTCGTTCTTTGACTGATCAGATACATTACCACAGATTTCTTTTCTAATACTATCTGATGAAACAATAACAGCTTCATAGTCTTTTGCTAATTCTTTTGCAATAGTTGACTTACCAGCTGCGGATAAGCCAATCATAATAAAAAGTTTTGGTTTATTCATCTAAATCCTCCAAAAATAATTCATTATAATTTTCAACACCCATATCTTTTAATTTTTTGTAGTGTGGACATTGGGTTTCTTCGTGAGATTTAATTACATTAAAATCTTTTCCGTAATACATATCTCTACAATATCCTTTATATTGTTTAGGTACGTTTCGATCCACATACAACATGAAATCTTTTTTGCTATTTTTCGGTGCTGCATTATAATATTCTCTTATTTTATTTCTTGTTTCTTTAATATAATTGAATACGATATTGGAAACTTTTTTAACATTTTTATGATATGCAATTGGAAGTTTAGATAATAAATCATCATATTTATCATCAGCAATGCTGCGAATTACTAGATTTATAGAAGATAATTTAGATAGAGCTTTGTGTATATATGTATAATCGTTATATTTTATCTTCACTTTGAAACCATCAATGTTTACAACGAATCCCTCTGCTTCATCAGATTTTTTATCATCTAATTCAGACATTATTTCATCTAACTTTTTATCAAATAGTTTTGTTGTTGGAATATGGTATGCTTTAGCAACATTAATAACAATATTGTATGGCATTTCTATACCCGTACTTGTATCTCTAATGCCAATAAGATATAATCCTTCTTGTTCTTTTTTATATTTAACTACATGTGTGTCTTTTAATGAAATATATTCAAATATGAACGTACACATAGGACAGTGTTTTAACATATCTTTATATCCAGGTAATGAATTAATCATCCTATATCCATCTTCTAATCTCCATGAATTTAATGGATTAATTGCTTGACTTCCAGACATGACAATTTTATTATCGTACCATCTTGCTGATTGCATTGATCCATCCAATTTGTCTGTAAACTCTATGCATGTTGCTTTATTGATTCTGTCTTTAACATTGTCATAGCTCGTTTCTTCTAATTCATTTATATTAAAGAACTTCTGAAATGGCGTTAGTACTAAACACTCATTTTTTACATCAATTACAATACTTCTACATTCTCTATAAAATCTATCATATCTATCCCAAAAATCTTCTCCCGATACTTCTGCTTCACCATCATACACATTACTATATCTTGCATATCTTATTAAAACAAATGTGTCGTATTGATTCATTTCAAGACAACTAAATATATCTTCATATTCTTTATACTGGTTAAAAGGCTCAATACCGTTTAAATATTCAATCCACCTTTCAACACATGTTTGTGATTCACTTGTATAACCATCTTTGTAATAATATGAAATATATCCAAACCTTTTTTTATATTCATTTTTAATCTCAATTACTTTGTTTAATACCGGATTCCATTTTTTAAGATTCGTCCCATTTTTCATAATAATCTAATTCTCCGTTCTGAAATAGTCGCTCTACAAACGATTCAACTCTTTCAATACTCCAATCTGAAAAGAATTCAAGATTTATAGGCGCATGTGTTTCTTTTTCATACAATTGACAACTATAAGTATATGAATATGGTTTATACCAATCCTGCTGCTTATCATATTCACTCATCCACTCATTGCTATACTTGTTAATGTCAATAAAATATTTCTTGCCTTTTTCATCATCAAATCTTTTTTGAAAATTATACAAATATATATCTGATCTCTGGAATTGTGTTTTGTCGTATTTTTTGTATCCACGATTCAGAAAGTACTCATCTGTTAATGTATAATTCCTCATGTTATATTTCTCCTATAACTTCATTAAATATTTCAACATCTCGCATATTCATCTACAAATTTCTTCATTACTCTCGAAACATGTGGCTGAGAACATCCAGCAATTTTCATTATTTCCACTTGTTTATATCCTTGTAAAAATAATGAGATGATAGGTTTATGTTTTTCTTTCATTTTATTAAATGCATTTCGAATAGCAACTTTATGAATACAATCGTTTTCAACATTTTGATCCGATTGAATTTTATCAATAAATTCTACCTTGTTTCCGGATTCGTTCTCATACTCTGTGTTATAATATAGAATCTCATTTTTTGGAATTGTCCTTTGACGTAACTCTTTTTTCTTTTCGCTATACACTTCATTAAACATACATTTGAATGCATATGTAGAAAATTTGGACGTTCCTTCATTAAATGTTTTCGCTGCTTTACACATTCCAATTGCAGCCAAATCATACCAATCTTCCATATTTAATTTTTCTTTCTGTAAAAATCTATAGATCAAATTATGATTGTCAGTTACTAACTGTTTTTGATAATCGGTCAATTTGTCACCTCATTTATAACAAAATTTTTAAATACAAGATTTATCTCTTTTTATTCACTCATTTTCACTATACAATCTGTAATTTTTACAATAGTAAAAAGACATTTATTCTCATTGGTCAGAATTAATTAAATTACATACAAGTTCGTTTAGTTCATTCTTTTTACTTTTTGGTATGTAACACACAAATTCTGTATACATATCTAAACCTTCCTTATATCTATTAATTTCATTTTCTTCTTTACAAAAATCAATATTGTGTTCATTGCATACCTTAACTAAAACGTCCCTTAAATGATACCCATCGCAACTATCCAATCCTGTTTTCTGAATATCAATATCTTTGCTTATAACATTATCAACTTCAATGTTCGTATAACAATTATTCCCTTTTCCGTCTAAATCAGTTATGCAAACCTTATTGTTAATTAGGTTACACCATATCTTTTCGAACGTTTCACTCTTGACTAGTCTATTTTCTTCATACCTTGAAAAACTATAATATCCTACGGCTCTTACCCTTAAATTAACCAAATTCATAGTCTATATTCCTCCTATTATTGTTGTCAATCTACCACCACAGTTAATCCACTCTTTATATTCTCTTCTGGTTTACTCCACTCTTCATATTCCAAGACTGTATCATCTTCTTCATAGGTGTCTCCATCCATGGAAATCAGTTTCCCATCCTTACTCGCAGCGCAACCGATGAATATGGATTTTCCGTAATATTTTTCTTTATCTTTTGGAATCTTTAATCTATATGAGATGTAATCGTAATCTTTATTTTTAATCAGATCTTTAACTGTCAAAATATTCTTTCACCTCATCGAATCCTTTATAAGTTATTCCTTCTTCAATTGGTTTTAAAAAATCGCATAAAAATTTTAAAATTTTCTTACAGTCATCAACTGTTTCCACCTTATCCAAATTCAACTTTGGAGTATAATATGTTCTTGTATTGGACAAACCTTTTATATTCTCTTCCTCTATATCTTTGCTATGATCAAATGCTCTTAATTCTTCTTTTGATAACCATTTAATCCATGCACCACAATCACTACAATACAATCCCGTATTGTTACCCTTTTGATCAGTATATAAATCTGTGCTGCCACATTTTTTACAACAATTTTGATACATTTATTTTCCTCTTTTTTTTATGAAACTATTCTTTTATTTAAAATTTTATTCTAAGTCAATTTCAAACTCATTTTTTACAGTACCTTTTGGACAATAAATGATATATTTATAGTTATCTATTGGGATTCCCCATAAATATAAATTATCGTTTTTAAAAAAACTTTCGTATCTTTCAATATGTGGATCATCATTTGTGTATTTAATATACACTTTGTCCGCATCGATTTTTTCTTGCCTTATACCAGATTCTGTCTCTATAAAATAGTAATAATATAATTTTTCATCTACACGTCCTCCGGTAATATAAAAACTACCAGATATATTTTGATTATCTTTTAAAGCAACTATTTTTTTATCTGAAACAACTTTATATTCTAATTCTATAAATTCATCCATAATACAACTTGACAAGCTCAAAATTAAATGACTGATTATAAAACACATTATTGCGATACAAATAGGTACTATAATTTTTTCTATCCAGCTATTGTATTTGTCAAAAATTACTCGGATAATTAAAATCACCCCAATAACAAATCCTAAACCCAACCATATCATTATTTAACCTCCTAAATTTCATCCTTCTTTATTCTGAAACACTTTTATTCCAACTCCTTCAACTTCAACTTGACAAACTGCTTGTCTTACAAAAAATCTATCGCAGCACTTATTAAACCATTTCTCAATTTCATCAAAACATCCATAATCTCTCAAATCACCAAATACTGACACAGTTGTTGAAGCCATACATGATTTATCAGGATTATGCCATATGCTCATCTCCAACGTTCCTTCTGATCCCATTGGAAGATATTTATGTTTGTCTTTTACCTCATAATTCTCATCATATTCAATATTGCTCATACCTCTGTAATCAACTTGTTTTCCAAAGATATCAATAATTTCTTCATCTGGTATTTCGCCAATACTATTTAATCGGAAACTTGCATTCACATGTGTCCATTGACTCATAATTTTCACCTCTTAAAATTAACCTTTCATTAAATCCTTTTTACTTACACCAAGAACTGTTGCAATTTCTTTTAATCCACATGGACAAATCATTAATTCTCCTGATAATATTCTTTCAATGTCATACCTTGAAAAAGATGTGTTTAATACAATATCTATAACCGTTACACGTTTCTCTTCCATATATCTCATTATGTTACTTGCAATTACCATAATCATTAACCTTTCATATTTTCTATAAACTCTTTGTATTGTCGTGTATACTCATAAGAATCCTTAAATATGTTACAAATAGCCTTGTAAAGTTTTGGTTCATATTTTTGAACTACTTCTAATTCGTTCTCAAAATCTCTTCCAAATGGACATCCTGCACATCCAGTTCTTTTCAAACCATATTCTGTATAACATTTACTATGTGTAATTCCATACGCATTTTCATAATCAATCTTATCTTGATCTCTGTACCAGAAAATTGGTCTGTAATTATCATAGTCACCAGCGGTATCATCAAAACAGTTTTTGTATGCTGTTGCTCTAGCACCACCTTCAGATTTTCTCACACCTATGATATGCAAATCATATTTATTTTCTTTTAATATTTTATTCGCAACTTTCTTTTTTGCGTAAGCACAACACTTGTTTGAAATCTGAAATACTGGTGGATTTTTAATCATAAATTCTCTCAACCATTTCTTATTCTTTATATTAAATTGAGAATTTTCCCCTTTAGTATTGCACCACCATTCAAGAGCAGATTGACACTTAGGATATTTTTTTATTAATACATCAAAAGATTCATCTTCCCATTGAAAATTATGTCGTTGTAGTCTTTGTATAAATTCACTAATATTTTTAGAAATGAATGGTTTACCATGTTCTTTACAAGCAATAGGAATAGGCTTAATTGCTTTTTTGCGAATAAATCTTATATTATATTTTCTCTCAAGATATTCCAAATGGTCTTTTGTTGCTTGATATTCAAGTCCAGTATCAAACCAAACGTAATCAACCTTGTTGTCTTTATCACATCTCCAAATAATATCCAACATGATATCGCTATCAGATCCACCTGAGATGCTGCATAAAATTTTGTTATATTTAGGACTATTTATAATCGCCCATGCTCTAATAAGATTATCTAAAATAGTTTGATTTTTGGGACAATCTTTGATTAACTCTTCAATCGAACTTGCCTTTTGGGGAATATAATTTTTCAATTTTAGTTCACCATAGTAGCTGCGCAGCTTTACTCACATGTGAACGTTTGTCCTTCCTTTTGTTTTATAATTACTGTTTAAATATTCTCTTACAAATTAAAAAGTTTATAGTCTTCCCATTGGTAATCGCTTCCACACGGAACAATATTCGAATACAATTGAGAAATAGTCGTGTTATTCGCATCAATCCACGCTTTTCTCCATCTATATCCTCTTGCTCCGGCATTAGGATTAACTGTGATCCATTCTTCACCGTCACTGAATCTAATTTCTGATCTGATATAACATGATTTTGAGATGCCTTTAAATACCGTTTCAATTCCAGATTCGTTTTTATCCTTTTCGATTTCTAACAATTTATTTATCCCAACATCCATATCACTCGTATAGATAATACATTTTACAATTTGATTACTACATGCTCCTTGCATTTAATTCCTTCTCCACTTCTTCCCATGTAAACTGTTCTGTAATAAGTTCATGAGTATATTTTTCCCAAATTGTTTTATAATCAACACCCATTAGTTGGCTCATTTCGATTAAAGCATCGACAACTTTATTGATCTTAATTTCTACCATCTTCTTCTCCATTTGAAAGTGAATTTCTATTTTATTCTTTTTCTGTAAAACTAATCATTCTATTTCCATCTTTCGTTGCATAGTTTCCAATCAGAAACATTATTTTTTCTATATTCCTGAAGTGCTGCTTCATATCTTTTATTCTCTTCTTCATACTGTTCAGATTTATGAATCCATTCTTCTAATAAAAACTCTTCTGGAAAACCAGTATCTTCTTCTAACGCTTTAATTTCGTTTTCATCCATTTTTCTGTAATCTGGATAATATTTCTCTCTACTATGAGAAAAATAATCTTTTGCTTTAGGATATTCTCCTACCTCTTTCTTTTCTTTGCAGATATAACATGGATCTGTGATAATAATATTTCCTTTAAATCTCATCTTCTCTCCTTCTCACACCATTCAAAAAAGTCATACATACCGTGATTTCTAATACCATCTGATTTTCTTTTCAAAAACGGTATTAACTCATGCATAAAACTATTTACCCCACCAATATTCAATTCATAAACATAATTTGAGAGCGCATAAAAGATATACTCTGCAACATCTTTTCTACCGGCTGCTCTTGATTCCGCTTTCATTTCATCAAGTTCTTCTTCTGATAGCTCGTAAAACACCTTAGAACTAACAATATTTTTCTCTATCTTTTTCAAAACAAAAATTACCTCAACATACTATTTGAAAATTGTATTTTATTTCGGAACAATGATCTTATGTTTCCCCGATGAATTCCTTAACACTTTTAAACCGCAGCTTTTAATGGTATCAAGCTGCTTATTATAATTAACCAATTGTACAACCATCCCTCTGCTATAATTGAGCCACATATCATCTAAGTTCTTTTCAAACTCCTGACGACGAAGCATGATTTCCATCTTAAAATCATCTTTGTATTTTTGTGTACTTTTATACGCATCAATATACGCATCAAAATAGTCTCCAAAAATATCTTCGAAATTATTCATATATATACTCTCCTTCAAAATACCTTTAAGAAATCGTCGGAATTATTATCAATTTTATCTTTCAAAACAAATTCAAATGAACCTCCCATTGTTGCGTAATGTTGAACATAATCTTCTGCTTTAATTTCAATTACATCTGCATTTATAACTCTATCTGCAAGTATATAATACTCCTGAGCATACATTTGTGGATGAATAAAAGTTTTCCCATTTGTGTTCCTAATATAAAATGAAATCTCTTTACATGCATTGTTTATTTTGCCAAATACTTGTATGGTGTCTAAAATCAATCCATTTATATCATCTACACATAAACAATCTCCAAATTCTTCACTTTTCCAAAGTACTTTTACAAGTTTGTTCTTCTCTATTTTCAATCTTTATTACTCCTCATCTAAAATATTTTTATACATCCTTTTAAAATCGAGATCTGAAAAATAAAACCACCAAAATCCATATTCCCTTCTAGCTATATGTTTGCTTTTACAATTAGAACATTCTGTTAAAATAATCTCTTGATCAGTTTGCAAATCATAATCTTTAAAAATGTGAACTATATGACCACACTTTTCACATATTGCTGGATCTTCTACGATTTTTACAATGTAATCACTATTATCAACAACTCTTACTGGACAATAACATTCATTTATTTTCATTCTTTATCTCCGGTTGAAACAGACATTTCATCTGTGAATGTGTATACTCCATATATAAAGTATTTCTTTAGATCTGTACGAATTCTAACTTTATCACCAACTTTATGTTTCAATTGATATACCTCTTTTCATTAATATTTTGTATCCTGGACAACTACTTTCCCCACAATCGTAGTTGTCTTTTTTTAATACCCAGCATTTACATGTCTTTTTTAGTTTTGCTCCACATGCAACACAAAAATTATCTTCTTCCTTTATTTCTGAATTCCCGCATTGAGGACATACCATTTGCTGTGCCTCCTATTCCTCAAACTCTGTTTCTTCTGTTACCGTTGAATTGTCACAAATTGTTACCATTGTATTTTCATTTGGAATAATGGTCACTTCTTCGTCATTTAATCTCCAATTATAAGAAAGCTGTTTGCCTTTTCCGTGCAACGATTTGCCATCCCACTCAAAAATATCTGTTGATAGTTTGACTTTTCCAGGGAGAAGAGACATTAACTTTGCTGTCTTTCCTGTATAATCAGCTTTCGCTGCTATTGATTCAATCTTCGGATAAATTTCATAAACTCTTCTATACATATCCGGCATAACCCTTTTAAGTTGATCACAAAATTTTGCAATTAGTTTATCCCGATGTGATGCAATTTCTCCATCGAGCAATTCACATGGTACATATTTAATAAGTTCAACAATAAATTCTGGCGTAAAAGATGTTTCTTTAATTATCTTCTCGTCTACAAAGTTGTCATAATAAATTGTGTTATTATATAAATAATATGGAACTCCAATATAAACACAATCTGCAATTCTACATACAAAATCTAATGGTTTTAAAGCATCTTCTATATCACCATATCTTTCCCTATATTTTCTTATTAAACTTTCGTCAAAACTCTCGTTCTTTTCAATTTCACAATGAGGACACTTGTATTCTGATTTATTTAACATTACACAACGTTTTCTTTTATAAGCATCACAATTGTCACAATTATTACATTTATAAACAAAAACACGGTCTTTCTCATGTGAATAATAATCTGCCATTCCTTGATAATAATTTGGATCATAATAAGTAAAACAAATAGGTTTATAATCTCCTATAATAGTCACCCCTATCTATATTCAATTTTTAAATTTGGAAATCAATGCTTGACCAAGCACAAAAAGGTATGTAATATAGTAGTTGCATTGAATTCCAAATTATTCAATGTATTTGTGTTTACAGACACACATCAAAGTTTGGTCGCGGAGATGTGTGTCTATTTTATTCACTTATCTTTTATGCTTCATTATGTATTTTCGTCTGGTTGTCTCTCTCAATACATACCCACCATGCAATCTTCTGTAATTATTTGTGGTTCCATATAATGCCTGAAAAAGTTCCTTCTTATTTAAATATGTAAGTTCACATGTAAAATGTGCTGTTTTAGAAATATCCAGCTTACTAGTAGGTTCCTGCTTATTAACCTCCTTGCTTTCGCTCAATACTGGTGCTTCTGCATTTTCTATATTTATCTTCTTACCAGTTTTAAGGTCTACAAAGCTTACATTTTGAATTCCACGTATTTCAAAACCACTCATTAATTTTACTCCTCGTAGATAATATCTAATCCGTAAGCAACTGCTGCATCATGCTCAATACGACAACCTCTGGCGTTTTCCCAGCCCTTGCAAAAATATACCGTATGACACAAACTCATATTCTCTAAAGATTTTGCGAGAAAACACAGCGGAATTTGTACGACTTCTCTCTCCTCCATTTTATCTTTCGAATACCATTCGTCTGTAAACAAAGTATTCACAACTTCATATCCTCTATCTCTTAGATATTCAATTGCCTTTTCTCTTGTATTTACAATTTCTTCATCTGTTTTCCCCGCCATTGGCTGACTTAACATTGCTCTCATAAATTTATTCTCCTTCATCATTTAAAATTTCTTTCAATGTTACTGGTGTATAACTCCACAACATACACCCTACATTTTTTGCTACACACTTAATTTCATATTCACTGTTTAGTTTTTTGATATACTCTTGATAATAATCTTCTTCCATAGAATTATGTACGTGTCCATATAAGTGAACAGACCACACTCTATGCTCTTTCCCATCTCTTCTGTAATGGTGCTGATGATTCCAAAAAGCTAAAGGAAAGTGCGACATTACAATATGATGTTCTCTCCCGTCAATATTATCTTTTGATTCTTTATAATTCGTAACTTCTACAAATAACTGTCGGTATCTTTGATCTGTTACTTTATCGTGATTGCCTAATATTAGATGTTTATTACCTCGTAATGTACTCACTAATTCAATCGCATCTTCATTTTCTTTCCATGCCAAATCTCCTAAAATATACACATGATCCGCATTTGTAACTTTTGAATTCCAATTTTTCTTAATAACATCATGCATTTCTTTCATTGTATTAAATGGTCTATTATCAAAATTTGATCCTTCATTCGTCACATTCTTATGAAATAAATGTAAGTCGCTAATATAATAATTCAATTCTTTACCTCTATTCTTCCGGAAATATCAATGTTCTTCCGACAAATCGTTTCAGTTGCTCATTAATGTCTTTAGAAAAGCAGTTATTCTTCGACATAGTATCAGCGTCAATGCAACACTCTACAATTACATTTCTATCATCAAATTTAATACATCCAATTGTTGATCCTGGCATACGAATTACAATTGTGTTGCCCCAAATGCTTCTTGAGTCATATATGTAACATAAAGAATATGGATGAACATCTCCAAAATTATATCTAACATTGTTGTTAAGATATTCTGTAATTTCGCATACACATTCTTCAGCAATTATGTTTGGTTTTCTTTTAGTTAAAATAATTTCATCACCGATGTTACCACCTCCAAAAATTGAAATCACGGTTTCATATTTTAAACTTACGAATATCATGAATACCATTTAGGAACTTCTCTGTATGCTTTTACAACATCTGCATATCCTAAATCAGATAATAATTTTAATAGTGTATTATCCGCGTGTTCCTGATATTTTATTGATCTACATTCTTTTAATATCTCCACATATTTGTCAGATAACTCCTGTACAAAAGTAGACTTTTTGTTTTTACTAAAATACCCTGTTTCATAATCAAAAAACCATTCCCCGATTTCGGTAATGTCATTGTATGAATAAAATCCTAAACAGTCTGCGGCATATTGTAAATCAGATAACTCTTCTTCTGAATGAAGAATAATTTTTTCACAATTATTATATGTATCTTCATCCAAGAGATCTGTCATTTTTTCTCCGTCTTTATTGTACGCTTCAATTGTTTGAAGATGTGGATATTTTAACTCAAATTCATGATGTTCGCATTCATACTCATCTTCAAACTGTTTTCCATCGTCTGCAATATATACTGTTCTCATATTCCCTATTCTCCTTCTACCAATTCCAAGCATTCTTTCAGAAAGTTTCTTACTCTATCACGCCCACTTTCGCAATATATACCTGTATAACATACCGGCTTATTCCAGAACGCCATCCATGCTCTTTTAAATCTTCCAATAATTCCTTTAAAATCTCCACCGCTATATGAATCCTCAAAAGAGATTTCAAAATCAGTTGAATTTTCCGTTGTATATTTAGAAAACACAACTGCTTCTGCATTATCATCACATCTGATGGTGGCTGTTTTTACATTGTTTTTCTTCATATATTAGCTCTCTCTTTCTCCGTTTGAATTTCTGCTTCCATTATTTAACTAAGTTATCAATATTTACAGAAAATCCATCAAACTTTCCTGTCGATAAATATTTCTTTGTATCAAAAAACATTATTTTCTTTTCTGATAGCCCCATAGAAACACCATTATCTATCAATGATTTTCTCAATAAATCAAGAACAATTTGCAACTGCTGTTTTGTATCTTCTGACATTATTTATCCCTCCTCGTATGGTTTTGGAAGTGGCTGCCATGCTACAACACTGTAATAATTTCTTTCTTCATCAAACCAACTCCCATTTTTGTAATATAATGTCGTTGGTCTTGTTGCGTCTTCAATCATTACGACAAATTCCGCTGCATATTTATTTCTGCAATATGCTTCTTTAAACTCTTCCTCATTCGGCAATCTCTCTTCTACCGGAATCCAACCACAACGTTTGCTATTCAGGTCATTTATGATTGTCCGCAAAAAATCTATATCCCGGTTGAATGAAGCTATGTCCTCATCCTGCACATTTCTTGGTTTATCGTTCCACAACTCTCTTCCCGCTCTTTGTCCATAAAAGAAAGATAACTTTTCAAGGATATCGTTCGCCTGTTTCGCGATATCCGGGATATCTTCCATGCAACCATGGATAATATTCTGGCACTTGTTCACTGCCCTGTTCCATTCTAAATCTTCATTACTTTCCACACCCCTGTAAATATTGCTTGTCTCTTCCAAAATCTTCTCTAATACGTTCATTCCACATTCTCCTTATCTGCATACTTCTCCACAATATCTACTGCGCAAGCCAACCCATAAATATAGCTTTCCAGTTCTTCTGCCGTCTTGCTTGCTCCGTGTTTTCGCTTTTCTTCCTTCAAGGTTTCGTAGGCGTCATTTTTCATGGATTCGATTTCTTCCACGATTTTCTCTAATACGTTCATCACTCCACCTCCAACAGCTCTGGATTGTCAAAAATGTTTCCGATAACTTCCGTTCTATTTGGATTCCGATTATATTTAAAAACATCGTTATTGGTGCATTTTTTATTTCCTCGTCCACATACTGCCCATGATCCCCTCCATTCGCTCCAAAACACAGCACCTACACGATATTTTATCTCTTCGCCATCTTTTAAAAACGGACTTCCATCATAGTCATAACTATATCTGAGAATATCATTCTCCCAGATCTTCTTATCGTTTTTGTCGGTAAGTCCGGTGTACTGGCATAAAGTACTTGGAGCAATCTCGCATTTTAGTAATATATCTGGTAATTCTTTGCTAATTTTGTGTATTTCCACTTTTCCAGAAGGATATGCAACAACATACCCTTCCACCCATTCACCATTGTCTTTTCTCTTTGCTTTGAAAAGAACTTCTCTCATCTATTCCACCTCCTCATATTCCGGACACTCCACACAATACTCATACATGTCCTCATCTGCACACTGTATATTACAAATATCGTTGTCCGGACATTCTATGCAGCAATAATCGTGTCCGCATATACTTGTTAATTTACATCTTCCCATCATGATTCTTCCTCACTCCAATCCAATCTCTGACCGCAATGATTGCAGCAATCAAAATCCCAATAACGAAGCATTTTTATATCTGCCATATTTCCAAACAGTTTTTTGCATCCAGGACACGATGCTTGTCCATTCCAGTTTTCTACTTTCTTCGGCAACTGCTTTTCCAGTGCTTCGATTGCGATATCTAATGATTCTCGCAACATATAATATCCGCTTGTAGGATAATTCGCTTTTATTACTTCTATCGCTTCTCTAACTTTCTTCTCGTTCATATTTATAATCACTCCAACAATTCTTCTCTAAATCTATTACTAACAATCCCAACCATTTTATCTAATGAACTTTCATTTATATCACGAAATATCATATATGCATGTTTATTTGTATGATAATTGTTCAATCTTACTTCAAATTCGTCATTAAATGGATAATATCGTATTGAAACTATCACTGACGAATTATTTTTTTAAAATTGTTTAACTGTTCCGTCCATCTTCCATCACCAAAATTCCTTCATCAATCAAATAGTTTACTGTTCCCAACAACCCTTCCTGTGTTTTTAAATCTAATTCATTTTCAATATCTTTCTCTTGATAAAATTTATCAAACTTATATGTACACATTCCACCAAAGCAATCACATCTTGTATGAACTCTTTTATTGTAATATGGCTTATCATAAATACCTATCCAAATATCGTTATTTACTCCATACTTTACATCCCGATCTGTTCCAATAAACTTGCTAATACACCATGCATTGATAACATTATTTCTCCAAAACAGCGGTTCCTTAATCTTTGATTCATCTCCTACACTGAGCTTGTTAATCTTTTTCATGGTAAGATTGTATTTATTCTCAACTTTAGGTTTCCTCATTCTTTTCACTCTCTTTATTTTTAGTATTTTCAGTATCCATAAAACAATTTACACATGCATCGATCCATTCTCCACCTTCATCCACGTAATAATCATCACCATATATTCTACACTCGTCACAATAGTCATATAAATCATCTAAATAATCGTAATTACACATTTCTCTTTCCCGGCTTTCCACTTAATAAATTTCCATCTTCATCTCTGTCATATTTCCACATCAAATAATCGCACCAATTGTCTTTATCGAAATCACTCATGTTGTAAAACGGATCAGAATCATCTATAACATATTGCTTGTCAAATCCTTTAATTTTCACATTCACATCATCTACAATAACTCTTTTTGATAATCTACAAATCCATTTCATAAATTCCTGAAATGTATCTTCAAATTCTCTATCACGTAATGCACCATCAACAACAAGAATATATTCGTCTTGTGTATGTAACCAACCACGTTTATAACTTCTTCTTCCTCTTGAATCTCTTAAGTTATTTGTTCCCTCAAAAAATTCATCGCTACTGCTTGAGCTGTTATATCCTCTTTTTTGAATCACATATACTTCCATATCTCTTTCTGATCCAGTTACAACCGGAAGATGATCAAGAACAGTTTCAAGAATATACCTTTTCTCGTGTTGTGTTCTGCCTAATGGTGATACAACAATTGTTCCATGTACATATGTCCAGCTACTCATTTTTACACCTCTTTTAATATTAATCACATCGGTATTTACGATCTTATATCACATGCTGTTCACAAATATTTTCAAATAGCGACAAATGAAATAGTTTGTTGAATCAACGTTTACAGTTTCTAAATATTTGATTTACTGCAGGTGATATTTGATTATAAACACCGATGAAAATCATATGCAGAACTTTATGTATCTTATTTTATTGAGGGTATGAAACATGTATAGAAATTTATTCCGCATATGAATTGTGAATAAAGGATTCGAACCTTTTCTAATGCTATATACCGCATCGTGCTACCATTTACACTAATCCACAACTATCTTTTAATTAAAACTTCTATAGAAATCTCCTGTCTTATCAATACTTCTGCAAACCATGGAGTCAATTTCTCGTTTCATTTCTTCACCACATTCCGGACACATATGTCCTTCGCCTGTATACTCTTTCATCGACATTGTAATAGTTTCTTTGTGCCCACATTTCGGACAATAGAATGGATAATTCATACTGTTTATTTCTCCTTTTCTGACTTTTTATTCCCACTGATGTCGCTCACAAGATTGACCAAATATAATAATTCATCAAGTTTCTTGTCAATCAAACGATTGATTCTTTTGATTTTATCAATACGTTCCTCTTCATCTTTGCGCTTTGCATACGCTTCCATATTTGCAATGCCGACCACCTGCGCTGTAGGATTTTTACCATACTCTTCTAAAGATAAGATCTCTTTTACATTTCCTAATATTCTCCTATCTTTTCTTCTTGCATTAACAACTACAAGTGTATTTTCTAAGTTTGCTGTTCTAAGTAATTCGTATTCTTCCTTATATAAAGCAAATCCATAATCTTTTTTATTACGATCTTCTAGTAAATTCACAATTGCTACTAAATCATATCCTGTCATGGTTTTATTCTCCTTTTTCTATTTGCAAATCACCTTGTTATTAAAATCCCAGCTACCGGATATAACTCCATTCGGATGTATAATAAATTCTCGACACACATTGTCCGGTTCATTCTGCTCTACTTTGGACAGCATATCCATGTTTGAGTAGCTAAATGTGATATTTATTCCATTGTAGTTCCAAATCTCATAGACATAATAGTCTTGTATAGTCTGCTCCACGAATTCGAAATGATTATATGCATAATTGAGCATTTCCATGTATAAGCTATCATTGCTTTCATAATTAACACCATACTTATCCGGAAGTTTCATAAGCCTTCTAAATGAAACATCATCAGCAAATCTAAATGCATCAACAAAATCTATAAATTTAGAAATGCTGTCGATATCATACATAACACATTGAATTCTAATCTTTGTACGTTTTAGCCATCTCTTAATTGTTTTTAACTCTTCGATAGTCGGAACATCAGCTATAAATATATTACGGTTAATGTCATCGTCGATAGCGTGTCTGCTTATATCGATAAAGTCAAATAATCCTTCAATCCTATCAATATGGTCTTTCAAATATGTTCCATTCGTATTCATAGTAAGAAACTTTATATCGTGTTTTCTTAAAACATCACATAATAATGAAAAGCCAATAAATAGAAGAGGCTCTCCTCCAGTTAACGATACTGAATATAAAATTCCTTCTCTTTCCATTTCACTTAACATGCGATCCACTTGTCTTACGAAACGCGCAGCATCTTCGTGACACTTAGAATTCTGTTCCACGCAAAACGGGCAACTAGCATTACAAGCGTTGGTAAGCTTTAAATGTAAATGCCACAACCATTCATTTTTCTCTACTAAAATACTATTGCCAAATAAATTTACTTCCATTTTGTCTTCATAATGAATAGGAAGTTTCTCCACATCAGCAGCGTGTAAATACTCCTCTTTATTAGTAATTGTTTTAAACATTAGTTTCTCCTTAATATTTGCATTTTGTATTTTTTGTACACCATATATAGTATTTAAATAAGTTGTATATTGCTATATATTGTGTTGAATTACGAATAAAATCGAGATTTTAACTTGATAATATCTCATCTATCATCTTATCCATCTCATATGTAAATTTGACACAATTACCATGTGAAATATGATTCTTCCAAGATTCATAAGATTCTAGGAATTTTCCTTTTGATAACTTATTCTCTTTTACCATCTTTGCCATTTTTCGATATTTCTTTTTCGCTTTTCTCTTTTTTCATTTGTAAGTTTTCTAATTACTTTTCCATCTTTTGTGACATATGTATGAAAACCACAAAATTTAATTCCGTTTTTAAAAGGTATAATCTGAGTTTTGCCGTTCAATTCAAGATTTAGTGTGTTTACAAAATCTTCTATTGCACACAAACAATATTTTGCATATTGCTTTGATTCCACAATTAAATAGAAATCATCCATGTATCTTCCATAATATTTGACACCCAACTCTCCAGTTATAAAATGATCAAAACCAGACAAATATAATAAAGCAAATACCTGACTAACTTGATTTCCAAGAGGCAAGCCATTTCCGCTTGTGCTATCAATAAATTTTTCACATAACCAGTACGTATCTGGATTAGATATAAAATATGAAACAATATCTTTCAGAATATTATGATCAATATTATAGAAAAATTTTTTAATATCACCTTTAATAATCCAACAATCATATCCGTATTTCTGATATGCTAAATACATTTGATATTTCAGACAATCCAAACCAAACAATGTTCCTTTTCCTATTTGTCCGGCATAATTCGTATATATAAATTCATTACTTAAAATAGGAAGAAGCACATTATCACATAAACTGTGCTGCACAATTTTGTCTTTAAAACTTCCTGCTTCTATAATTCTCTCTTTCGGTTCATATACTTTAAATCTGTTATATCTATCTACTTCATATTGCTTTGATTCTAAAAGTTTCTTAATTTGATAAATTCCATCAAGAGCAGATAATTCAAATTTAGTTCTACTTTTCGTAAAACCTTTGCCACTTTTTGAATCTCTGTATGCTTTATATAAATTTTCAAAATCAATAATCTTATCAAAAACTGTGCTATCTTTTATCATGATATATTTTACCTTTGTATTTATCCTGTCTAGTAAAAGACAGGAAAGGTTGTTTGCTCTTTTGATATCGGGACTCTAATTTCAGCGTTTCTCTTACTTTATTTCGTCTTCCGACCCAGAACGGACGAACTCCATAATCGTTCCAATTGCAATCGTTGTAGTTCACGTTACCATTACTGTTAACAATCTGAACATAGGAAGTCATATAGCAAACAACCGTTAAGAATCATCTTGTTTTATCTTTGTTTCTCCAGGCTATTGTCATATATTTAATATCACATATCTTCTTCTGCCAATGTTCAACTGTATCAGATCCTATAAGATTTAGATTCATTGACAATTCAACATAACAAGATAATTTATCACATGAAGAAATAGATCTAGTTTGCAAATCTAATCTCTTCTGTTTTTCTGCATTTATTTGTATTCTATTTGCGCTCATCAGGAAATCATATATATTCATACATTCATTCTGAATTCTTTCTATAAGCGTTTTGTATTTTGCCGGATATCTCTTTTTATTCGCTGTCACGGAATATGTATATTGCATTAAGTCGATAGCTTTTGTAATAACTTCCATATAAATCACTCCAATCTTGCTGAGTTTTGCTCTTCGAATACTTACGAACAACGCTTACGCATTGTTCTGTCTTCATCTCCACAAAACGTTATCGACAAGATAAACAGATTTAAGATTCGGTGATAAAAAACGGACGAACCCCACCATCGTCCCAACCGCAAACGCCGTAGCACACGTCACCATCACAGTTAACAATCTGAACATAGGAAGAATCTTTTCTTGATTTCGTCTGATTTGGAGTTGACAGCCAGTGTGGATAATTGATTAGTGGAAGTTTTTCACCACATTTTCTGAATAAATCAAAAGTCGGAATAGACAATACATCATCTTTTACAACACCATAATCATTAAATCCATCCATACTAAGCAAGTTATTTTCAACTGGAGTAATACTATTTCCATATTTACATTTAATGTCTTTTGCAAGCTTGCACTCTTTAAGATATTTTCTTACAGAAGATTCTGCGTAATTATTATTGCTGCCAAAACTCATCCTCGTAAGAACTCCATACATAAAATGATATATCTTTCCATCCATTCGAATGTTTGTCCAATAATATCCAAATTCCTCTTTAAAGTGCTTGTTCATAAAATCTTTAACGGATTCTCTAAATTCATCTTCATATCTCTCTGGATCGTTACTATACCATTCTGGTACAATATCCTGATCGACTTTATAAGTCCACTTTGAAATATCAGAAGTGATAACATATTTCTCTGGCGGAATTAATTCTGCTCTCACAAATTTCTTAGAAGCATTAAATTCATTATCTTCTATATCCAATTTTTCAAGCAAACTTGAATGACTTTCATTCTCTAAGGGTGCAAGTTCCACCCTATTCTTAAAAATAATTCCACTTTTAAACTCACACATAATTTATTTCTCCTTTTCCTTATTTAGACAATTTCAATTTCTTCTCCAATCAGTTCTTCTAACTTTTCGCGCATCTCTTCTACGGTCATTTTCTTTAGTTTTTTTCGCTCCCAGATGAGTTCGAGGTTGTCATCATGCATGATACTGCTAATTTTTTCCATGCATTTAATCTTATATACCCTAACTATTTCTAAACCGCTTGCCACATTTTTTAAGTTTTCGTTATAGTCTCCCAAATCCGAATATCCATCTTCGCCAATCAAAAAGCCGCCTATAACAAGTCTTTTCCCGAAATAGTTATCATTATATTCGACCACCATTCCGCTTTTTAAATCTGACTTTGTAAATTCTTTCTGCATGTAATCACTCCATTCCAGGATCTCGTATCCTTCGCTATTGTAGTACCGATACGATGAGAACATTCCGAATCTTATATAGCACGTTTCTCCTTTGTGTTACAACGCATTTTATTTGATGCTATAATTTGCAGAATTCGGAAAATTAAAACATCCCATTTTTAGCCTTGTTATAACGGTAATAATTTTTTCTATTACTGTTATAACAAGGATTCCAGGGGTTCGGGGATGGAAGATCCCCGTATTATTTCTGCACTATTTATTTTTCTGAAAATGGCATATTATAATGTGCTGATCAACACCTTTGTACTCTTCATAATTTGTCTTTTCCATGTAGCTTTTACCTGTGCACCACTTCATCCCATGCTCATGCATTCTCTTGCAAAAGTCTATTGCTTCTTCCTCGGTCTTGCAATGCACCGCAATCTTATTGTCTTTATTTTTAAATTCGTCCCAGTTAAATCTCATCTTTTTACCTCATTCTTCCTCTCCCATATATTTTGCAGCGAACATCAATGCTCCGACACCGAGAATAAAACCATAGAAAAATGAATCTTCTCCAATTTCATATAATCTAGCACCGGCTAAACACGATGTAATTAATCCACCGATTGACATTATGTTCCAAAATGTTTTATCCATATATTATTCACCTCCATTTATCCAGCAAGTTCATATTTATGTCTCAAGAATTCACCAATATCATTTACCATGTATGTATAATTTTCTTTTTGATCTTTAATATATGTAGAATTTCTGTTAAAGAAACTTACCATCCACTCCGGAATTTCTAAATCTATGTTTGTTTCAAAGCTGTACGCAACAACAGCAAGTAAAGAATTCATGTTTTCAGGTTCAAGAAGTTTCGATGAGTTATCAACCTCTACTGTCCAGTCATCTAACTGAATTTTATATAATTCGATGTCTTCATCAATCACATCTTCTTTAACATTTTCTTTGATAAATTCAAGAGCGTTCTGGTCTGAAGAAGCATTATCTATTACATTATTCTCTCCCACTTCGACAAGACATTCTTCATCTTCTTTAATATGTAAATACTCTTTCATGAGAGCAGTTAAGATGTTAATTTTCTCTTTTAAAATAGCCTTACCTTTTGTATGACGATCCTCATTTAATTTGTCAAATGTTACTCCATTTACATCTTTTTTATATAAAGACTTTTCAAATTCTTCTACAAAATCCTTAAACTTAATATCATCTAATCCAAATTTAGCAAACTCTTTAAACACAGGGATCCAAACAATAACATTTTTTGGCACAAACACTTCTGTGAAATTATCTTTGCACACAGATTCAATCCTGCTAAAATATTCATTTACAGTATCAAAGTGTTCTTCCGTTGCGTTCTCATTTAGATATTTGCTCATGTTCTTTATTGCACTTTTCCAGTTATCAAAGAAAAACGTTGTCATGACAGATTCACATACAAGTCTTTCTCTAATACCTTTCGATTGCTGCTTACCGGAACAAGACATACAATTTTTAAAGAATTTATTTTTCTCAGATATTGTCCTTATTTTTCTTGCATGTAAATCAATATAAGTAAATGCTTTCTGAGATGTATTCATTCCCAAATGATTGTTGTATCTTCTCACCAATTTACTAATCTGTGACATCGTACAATGCTGATGTATTGTAATGTCAATCTGATAATCATCAAACATTTTTTTCAATTCTGGCGGTAACATTTCATATGTTTTTCTTCTCAAATCATATTCAACAGATTCCCAAATAACTTTTCCGTATTCATCTTTACAGATTTTATTATTTTCATCTTTCTTTTTTCTCTGATATTGGATAATCGGATCTTCTAAAGTAGCTGTAATTTTATAGTTTTCATGCTTAAATTTAACCAACGCAGAACTTCTTTGCATTCCATCAACAATGTATTGCTGCACAACGTCTTCGTCCAAATCTTCTTCTCCTAAGATAATTGGTGGAATATAATCATCAGTTAATACAGTTTTGATTAACTCATTCACCATTCCATTTTCCCAACAAAACAGTCTTTGAACGTCCTGATTATCACTAATATCTTCTTCCACAATCTTCTCTAAATAAGAATCTAGCGATAATGTCTTTTTTCTAATTTTCTTTGCCATGATTATATTCCTCCAATTTTTTATTCGCACAATAACACTTTTACATTTTCATAAAGACGCATAGTCCCAAGTATATTGTCTTTATATTCTCTTTCTGTTATGTTTAATTCTTCAATAATTTCATCTTGAGTGTATCCATCGCATATGAGATCGACCGCCTTTTGTTGCTTATAAGATAAATTGCTCTTATACATTTCAATTTTATCTGTTGTGGGGTGAAGTCTATTTATAATTTCCCCTTCTAAATTAAATCCAGAAGAAATGCCTTCTTCCAACGTGTAATCTTCATCTGGATCAACTTTCATATGTATGGATATATCTGGAATAACTATAGGATTTCCGTCCTTATCTCTCATAATTTTTCCTTTACTATCTATTACAAGATTACATCTTTTAAACCTTATACAATCTCTTTTCCACGTTTCTTTTCTTCTTACAAGGTTTCCATAGAAATATGTACTAAATTTACAATTTTTCGACTCATCATATGTATCCATACTCTTCAGAAGAATATCGACAGCTTTATCATAATAATCATCCCAATACATTTTCGGGATATTTGTTTTGGAAATGATTTTGTCGCATATTTTACGAATTTTTTTCATATCATTTCCGATATAGTCTTCGAGAATTTTATTCTTGTCCATCTTTATGACCTCTCATACAAAATATTTAGATATCTAATTTTTATATTCGCTTTTATGAATACAACATACACCACATCTGAATATTTGTCAATAAATATATTCACATATCTGAATATTCCTCCATTGACATATGAATATATAATGTTATAATCTAAATATTAGGAGGTGTAATATGTTTTCATACAAACCTTTGCTGAAGCTGCTTATTGATAACGACTTAAGCAAAACTCAATTTCGTTTAGAAACCGGAATAAGTATGGCTACATTAGCCAAGATTGGTAAAGATGAATATATTTCTATGTCCACTCTTGACACCATTTGCAAATATTTCGATTGTAAAATTGAGGATGTAGTCAAATTTATCAATGATGATAAGTAGTTTCATACAACCTGATTCTATTATTACTATGAATCAGGTTGTAATTCATCAAAGAAATCATCGTCTTCAATGATTCTTATCTCAAATCTTCTAGTACCAAGACGATTAAAAGTCTTTTCAATATTCTTAATCCCAATCGTACATTTTGTATTGTCCAGGACAGATTGAATAATTACCAACTCATCTTTAATCTGTCTTCGTTTTTCAAGAATTTCTTTTTCCAACTTATATAATTTGTATCCATCACAACCTGACTTCCATTTTTCTAATTCAATCTGATGCATACAGTTTGACAATTCACGATCAACATTTGCCAATTTTTTATGTAATACTGCTCTTCTTCTCGTAGCGTCTTCCACAAATTCGCTACACTGTCTTGATTTTTCGATCCACTGTACAACCTCGTCGCACGGTATGTACGAATCTTTTCTTATGTATTTCTTCTCTTCTGATTGCACATTATCTGTTTTTGTTTTGTTCTGAGGAACTTCCTGTTCAGATTGTGGAACAGGTTTTACTTTAAAACGAAAGTTCTTCAATACTTTTGGAAGATTCTTTAGAATATTATCCGCCTTGTCCTTTTCAAATACTTGAGCGTTGCGTTTAGAACAAGTTACAGGAGAACCATCAGAACTTAACCTAATGTACAATTTGTCGTTCGTCACGACATAATTCATTTCAACCACCCTTTCTTTTTTACTTTTCATTGCGTTATTCACTGTTTATTTCACTCCTATTTAAAAAATTGCATCAGAAATAAACGTTTAGAAACTTGTCCACACGAATAAAAAGTAAATTTCAATATTCAGTTTTCCAATATTTGGAATTTTTAGCTGATACGCTTGACTACTTTGAAAAAAATATGTATTATACTAGTAGGGATAGCGCAAGCTGTTCTTAGCACTCCCATTTTTGGGAAATGCGTTTTTTGGTTTTAGAAGAGCCGGAACCGGAGGTGTTGGCGCACCTGTGATGGATTTCCGTCTCTTCTTTTTTATTATGTTTACAAAAAGTATATTAACACGAACACTTGTTCTTGTCAATAGTTGACAGAACGTTTGTTCGATTTTTTGTTCTTTTCTGTTCTTCTGTATCCGGGAAAGGATCATGAACTAATATTGTACTCATAGTTCCGATAGGTTTTATGTTCATCAAATCTAATTGTTTTTCAGAAAACACTCTTAGCTGGTTTAAAAAGTCATCACAAATTTTTGCTATTGTTTCAGATCGCTCGATAATATCCTTGCATTCCTGAAAAGTTTTTCTTTCAAAACCTACCACCTCATTATTTTCAAGGTCTTGTTCTGCAACTAAAACTTTTTTCCCTTTACAGTGCTTAACAGCTTCTTCAATGTCCATCAATACATATCTCATGCCACATCATCTCCCCACATAAAATTTGCGTCACATGCAATCTTTATTGCACGTTTATCGTCCATAGATGTTATCTTTCCAAGGTATTTTTCTATTCTTAATTCTGAAATATTTCTTATGCATTCGCACAAAACAATAGAATCTTTTACCAACCCTGTACCTCTTCCCTTTTTGATAAGAGTATGCGTAGGTTGGTTTATCTTTTTTAATTTTGTACTAAATGGTATAACGATGGTTGTTGCAGCGAAATGATTTCCTATATCATTCTGTACAATAATTGCTGGTCTTTTCCCGCCTTGTTCACTTCCTATAGTGTTATCTCCAAAGTCAACCATTACAATATCAAATTTTTCAAATTTAATTTTCATAATTACGCATCCTCCTTTCTCCTAATCTATGTACTTCTCTCTTTCGATATCATAAGTATATACTCTTTACAGTATATTGTCAAGAGTATATTCAATAAAATATATTTATTTTTTAAAGAATATATGCTAAACTATATACTGTAAACAATATATAACGAACAGGTGGTGAATACATGCGCTTAGATATTAAAGATCTGGTAGATAAAAAATTTCAGAATAAAAATCAATTTGCAAAAGCGATCGGGGTCGGGTATCCTGCGGCATGTAAACTTTACGATGGAGATACAAGCAAAATAAATTTTGACACACTAGAAAGAATATGTATCGCACTAGAATGTACTCCAACTGATTTATTCAAATCTGAGGATCCAGCGTTAAATAGACTTCTTTTATATTATTGCAAGTTACATGAATCCAATGAAAAAGACGATACAGAATAAGTATCGTCTTACATATATTTATTACATCTTTATTATTTCTTTAGCTTTTCTAGCTGCTATATCCCAGTTTACTTCTATCCCGGAACCAATGCTATACCATGTATCTTGGCTTTCACTGTACTGCAACACATTCCAACACCATAAGTTTGACTTTTCTTTGTGCGGTTCTAAAACTACTTTTCTCATAACATTTACACCTCCCAGATGAAAGTTAAATTCTATTTATATTTATATGTTGATAATTTCGACATCCTCCTTTGGAACGGTATGCCAATCGTCATAGAAGTAAATATATAATAAATCTGGATTAGGATGTACTCTATACGCAACATATTTATTTACTTCTAAAATCCCAAATCTTTTAAGTAAACATTTCTTTACCATACAAAATCACCAACCTTTTTATATTTTTAAATAATTTTTATCTAACATTCTTCCATATATGGATTATCTTTTAACCTATAATCACATCCTTTTGCTAACAAAAATTGTTCCCATTTCAATTTATCTTCGCTTGTTAAAGAAAAATCCACTTCCAAACCACAATCATAAACTGTTGGCATCTTTAAAGTGATTATATCCTCTATCTCAAATTCTCCACCTTCGCCATCATCCCAACCACCAGTTGTCATTTCTACTGTGATTTTATTCCATTCTTTGTCTCTTTCAATGTTTACAATCTTAGTAGGATTGAACATTTCAGTAAGAATAAATTTAATTTCTTCATCTGTTAAACTAAGAAATTCTCTGTATTGTAACATATAATTACACCTCACGGATTTTAATCTTTTGAATAATATGGTTTATTTATAACATAAGAACCACATGGAACATATGTATTTTTGCAAACTTTACATACATTAACAGAGCATTTACCGTTTTCGTCCATATAAGCACACTCATGACTAACTACTTCTTGTACAGCTCTTATAATATCTTTATCTTCTTCTTTTTCTCCCAAAGAATACCAATCAATGCCGGAAATAGATTTTTTATCCAATTTCCATTCATTACCAATAAGTTCTACTGTCGCAGTATAAAAACCACAACCACAATCATTGTCTTCATACTCAAGTTCATTATCATAAAATCCAAACAATATAATTTTCTTTACGCTCGTATTCTGATATTTTAATACATCGTTGATATAATACCATTTACCATTCACTTTAAATCCTGAACCATTAACCGATAACAATATATTACCTCCTTATTCAATATGAAACTTAGAATCTATCTAGAAAAATCTATTAAACTTCCACGATCTTTAATAGGTTCTCCATTAGCTGCTAAAACAGGCTCTATGCTATCTGCTAAATCAAGCCAACTGACGCTTACATGTTTCTGTTCTACATATCCATCTTCTTCCTCAAATTCAACATCACACTCATCATCAGATTCCCACGCATAACCAATAAATTTCCCATACTGTTTTAAATTTCTATGATAAACTCTATCTCCTGTTTTAAATTTCTTTTCCATAATATCACCTCATATCATCTATTAAAATGCCTAATCTATCATATGCTTTAAAATATCTATGTGCAATTTCATTAAACATATCAGACTGACATATTGCAATAGCAAACTTTTCTCCAACTTCTGTTTCATATTCTATTGCTAACTCAGAAAATAGTTCCTTTTTCTCTTCTCGTTTGCATTGCACTCTTTTATAACTTTCATAGCATTCCTTCAATTTATCGTTAGGAATGCCAATAAATAAATTTCTTCTCATAAAACGCTCCAATCTGACCAACTTTAGTCATTTAATTTGTCCCAATATTTATCAGAAGTTATGTCTTCATCAATCAATAACATATTTCCATTGTTATCAAAATGATTACACATTAATATATCATTTAATATATGAAGCACACTAATTTCCCAATTTTTCCCGTTATCAAATTTATCAAGTTCTAATTTATGTGCGTATTGTTCAAATACTTCTTTTATATCTTTATCGGACATTTGTGACAATTGATTTCCAATATGTTTATTTGTAGTATCCAATTATAACACCTCTCAATCCAAATAAAACCTATATTTCTTCAGCATATTCACATTGATTTAATATTTCTTTCTTATCAAAATCAAGATCTGATTGTTCCATCATGACTATCTAATTCACTCAACATATCTTCTACTGCCTTCAGATGCGTTTCGTCCATAGCTTTACCTGTTCTATTTAACATTAAGAAGTATTTCAATACAGTTTTCTTATCTGTTTCGTTCACTTCTGCAACAGAAACCATATGATTTCTAAATACTCCCTTGTCTTTGCCACTTAAATCATTAAAATATTTTCCCTTGTAAGAAAGTTTATTCTCATAAAATTCAATCAATGTACTCAAACGCTGCTTACCATCCAGAATTTCATATCCAAAATTTCTTTTCATCCATTCCGCATCAGATAACCTGATAAAAACAAATTTTCCAATGTCGATATTCTTGAAAATACTATCAAGTAATAATTCTTTATCTTCCTGAGTCCACACATATCCTCTCTGATAATCAGGATTGAAGTCAACTCCAAAATAATAATGCTTATGAATTAAACTTTCAATATTAGAGTTGATGAAGTACAGTTTCACATCCTGATTTTCTGCAAATTTCGTATCTCCATTACCAAGAGGTCTAACTTCTGTCCAAGAAACAACTCTATATGTTTCATAGGCATATGGATTTCCATAATTATTATTCGTAGCAATACATTTTAATCCATAAACTTTTCCATTATATAAGATTTCGTCAACAATACTCTCTTTCAAATTGCCATATCTAACTTTATCTCCAATTTTAAAATAGTACGATGGCTCATTTATAAATGCAAGTTGTCTCTCAATGTTATTTAAAGCATTCTGCTTTTCTTGTACCAACTTTTCTTCAATAGTTAATTCCTTCTTTTTCCCCATATAATCACCCAACACATATCTTCCCTGAATTATATCTCTCAATTTTCTCTTTAATTTCTGCTTGATTCTTTACAAAATCTCTTAAAATTCCATACCCGCCATCAATAATATAAATAGCTTCTTTCAATGAATCAACTTCGCAGCAATCCCAATTAGACAATCCATCAAGGTCATCTAATAAAATAACTGCCCTAATAATATCCAATGTATTATGCTTATCAAGGAAATCATGTACCTTGTTCTTCATCTTATATTCCCATTCGCCTTCTTCAAATACAGGAAGTTTCTTACTATACTGCTCATGTAACTTATCCATCACATCATAAATGCTAATTTTATTTCTCTCTACTAGATACTTGCATTCATCTTTTTCATATTCCTCATTATATCCTTTGTTAATACGGCTAATCCAGAAATCATTTGTATCCATGCAAACATAAACACCTTCTAACTTTTCTTCGCCTGTCGGATAACAGTCGATTTCTTCATTTTTAATCATAATATCTACTATATCTGATACATCATAATACTTTGCAAATTCCATAACATCCTCTCCTTTCAAAACGGAAATAAAATCAGCCATTCAAACCATTTAATATTTCCAATCGTTTCTTGAACATTCCAACATATTCCGGGAAATATTCAAACCACTCATAATTCACTTCTTTGATTTGATTTAATCCAATTTTTCCAACAGCATACAATGCAGCTTCTTTCTGGCTGACCTTTTTTCCAAAGCAAGTCTGACAATTAGAACCTTCTATTCCATCATATGAGTTAAACGTCTTATTAAAATCTATCAGCGGATGAAGTGAAACTGGCTTGTTGTTTGCGTTATTTACCAGAACTCCCCAGTTCCCCATTTTTTACCCAAAAAAACATCTGTCAATGATGTACACCTGTATGATAATGCTACTTTTGCTCTATCTTTATCAGTTACAGCTTGGTTCATTCCTATGCTGTTCAGAATTTCCTTGGCATATTTTCTATCCAACGTCAGCACTCTTGTAGCGCACCAATAGTTAAAATTCGTAATATTATTTACAAGAGAATCAATATCTTCCTCTTCCTCAAGATATAGATTATATGGCATAAAACTTTTATAATACACCTTACACCTTCCAGAAGAATCAATTCTTGCAACTCTTCTATCTTTATGCATTATTTCGAAAATATTATTTGTCATATTATACATTCCTTTTCAAAATTTCCGTTACCTGCTGCACTGTAACTCCATATATCTTTGCCAATTTCTTCTTATCTTTATACTTCTCAAATTCTTCTATAATATCATTCTCCGTCCAATTATACTCAATAGGCGTATTCATAAAGTTTTCCATCATAGTTTTCCCAACACCCAATTTTCCAATATACTTTCCACAGAATCATATGGACAAAACAATTTCCCACTACGCACCATAATCACATCAACCTTTTTCTTATCTCTGTAGATTTTAGTAAGTTCTGTGCTTATCTCATATGTTTGTCCTGTACGAAACCCCATACTTCCGTCTCTTCCAATATATTTTCCTCTCAATTTTATTCCTCCATTGCATATTATTTTAACACATATTACAAATCAAGTACAGCATTTGCAATTGTAGACTCATCCATGTGTACATAATATCTAGCTGCGGTTTCCAAATTCTTGTGCCTTAATTGTCTTTGAACAAGAACAATATCTTTTGTTTCTTCATACAATTTACTTCCAACCCAATGTCTTAACATATGTGGGTAAATTTCACCTTCCGAATATAAATTAAAAAATCCTGTAATTGCGCCTTTACTTAATCTGTTATTTTCATTTGATAAAAACAATGCATTATCTTTAATTTTTCTCTCTGTTACGAATAAAATTCTAATTTTCAAATACTCCTCAATATTCATTCTAGCCTGTTCAGACATATAAACTTTATCGTATTCTTGTATATTTCCCTTTCCAAGAATCATCATATACGGTCTTTTTTCTTCGTATAGATGTAAATCGGAAATATCCATATTTATTAGCTCTTCTGAACGAATACCACTTCCTTTTATAAGTTGAACAATGGCAATATTTCTAATAATATTAAATTCATTTTTATTTCCATCTGTGATATTTACTAAGAATTTTTCCACTTGCTCATCTGTAGGGATTTCTACTTCTTTATATCTTTTTTCAGATTTATATAGATTGCCAGGTATATGTGAAATCACATTATCATCGACATATTTATTTTGTCGTAAATAATTCCAAAAAGCACTGAATACATTCTTCTTTGTATTGATAGAATCCAGTGAATTTGTTCTTCCTAAAATTCCATTTTTTAATTCGTTAAGATATTTAATAAGATTATTACTAGTAATAATCTGCATATCTGTTTCATTGATTTCTGCTATGCTTTGTTTATTTATATATTTATTATTGATCATCCAATTAAGCATATCTCTAATATATATCCAATTAACTCTCTTTGTAGCCGCTGATTTATATCTATCAAAAAAATCTGATATAAAATCAGGAATATCTTTTAATTCTTTTGCAAGTTTTTGTTCTATTTTTCTTTGTTTTTCAATTTTATAACACATATAATATACCTCCTAAAATCCCAATGCTTCTGCAATATCTATTTTCTTTTGTAAATATTCTAATGCAGACAATCGTTCTGCAAATTCTTTTGATTCTTTTTCATGAAAATAACTAATCTCCCACAATTCTCCATCATCTGTTCTATAATATTTCTGTTCTTGTGGCTTATTATTCCGAGTAAGGTATTCATATACATTCCGACAATACAATTTTTCGTATTTTCTCAATGGGATATCTTCTTTTTCAAGTTCTTGCACTTTACAGCATCCTTTCATAATTTATATTCTTCGTCCATGTAACAGTCCATCTACCTTTGTTTCTGCGTAAAACTCAAAATCCAAGCAGCAAATATTATGACTATTATGAACAGAATTTTCTTCTCTTCTTATTCTCTCTTTGATTCCTCTACTTTGTTTCTTAAACAAATATTCCATGCTATCCTTTTCTCTTCTCATAATATTTCCTCCTGTTTTTGCAATAAAAAAACAATCAGATATCCCCGATTGTTTTAATTGATTAGCTTTCTTTTCTTATATACACTACAAAAGTCACCAGGACAATTTCTGATGACTTCTAACTATACATACACTATCTTCCTTTTTTTGCTTTCTTCCATTCATATTCCCATCGTTCATCTTCTGACATTTTACTTGTCTTATGATCTTCCGCCAATGTAAACAAACCTCCAATAACAAGAACAATCAACCCAAAAATAATTCCACCCATAATATTTACCTCCAATTATTTATTATCTAACACATCCAGTAATCCTTTTCCATTCTCCATTGACGTTAGTTTTAGTTCAACATCAGTGATAGTATTTTCAGCAACCAATTTAACAAATTCGATAGGTAACTGATTTCCGTTTTTTCCTGCTGTTATTTTCAATCCTTCAACTAAAGATTCTATTCCAACCTTTACTCCAGCCAAATAAGCTAATTTTAATTCATCCATAACATTCTTCCTCAAATCTTTAAAACAAAATGCGACTTTCATTTCCTTCTTTTCTTTTTTCTAATTCAGCAATTTTATTTTTATAAAACTTTTCTTTACATTCCAGCTCTTCTTTAAAAGCTTTCGTGCAATTATCAAGTAATCTAATATAATCACTCGGCTTTAAATCACACAAATCTTTATATTTTTTGCACTGTTCCGGCGTACCAATCCTTACATATCGACAATATTCATTGTGCATGTGATTCAAAAGTTCTTTCATTCTTTCATCTTCTATACTTTCAATAAATCGTATTACATCTGAATTTTCTATAATATTCAATCCCATTTTTCCTCCATACATTACAACTTCTGTAAGTCATACTCTTATTGAGTCATAACATCCAACAGTTGACTATCGTTTAACTTCTTATAAATACCAAGAAACTCAACATTACCACCCGCTTTCATTTGTCTGTAATTTATCTGTAATGCTGATTCATCTAATGTCCATGTGTTTATTGTACTATCTCTTTTGTCTCGATAAACAATTATGTATTCATACCTGGGATCTAAATCCAGTGTTCCTATCTTCATAAAATATTAATTCCTTTCAATAACATAAGAAATACGAGTTTCAACTCCAACCTAAGAATGTTTCCCATCCATTATCTTCGATATCTTTTGCCGTCTTAAATTCTCCGCTTCGTAATCCAAATTTATCTCCGAATGACACCGCCGGCATGAATGCATTTTTATTTATAGCAATGGTTACTTGTGTTCCATGTGGTAAATTGTAAATATCATAAAGTTTAATTTGCTTTCTGTTCATAATTATTCTCCTATTGAAATTCCGATTCTATTCTTCTATAATCAATTTCTTTCCGCATATCGGACAAAATTTTACTTTATACATATCAATTCCAAAATCATATCCACAACATGTAGCCACTCCATCAATCAAGTATGACTCATTTATTTCTTCTACTTCACACCATGAATCCGTACAATTATATGGTAACTCCCTACGTCCTTTCATAATATCATCTTTTACAATTTCTTCCGCTTCTTCTTTACTATTTGCTTCTACTTCATATGTTTTGCCATATGTTTCATAATAATCTACAATATATTTTGCCATAATCATTTTCTCCTACAATCCCATCAAATCTTTTACAACACTTACACCATAACTTTCCTCAAACCAATCACAGATTGACGTTCTATGCCATCCTGCTGCGAATCCATTCCACTCTTCCTCAATACATTCTGTATTAGGGTTCATCGGAACATTGCCAAAATCTAACCATAAATCCTTAATATATTGTGCGCGTCTATACTCATAACTATCATTCATACCACGATCAACAATACATGCTAAATCATCATCTGTGATCAAGAATTTCCGTTCTGTGCAATAGTCCATTATCGCATTGTATTCCTTGTCACAAAATTCTGTATCATCTTCAATTTGATCAATTTTCATTTCTTTTAGATATTCTCTTAATGACATACTATTTTCCCTCTTTCCAATGTTCCATATCTTCATTTTTCAATGCGATCATTTCCAACATTTGCAGCGTACTGAAACATTCATTTTGTTTTAAAATTTCCAGTTCTTCTGTGATACACTTTACTTCTTCATCTTTGTATTCTAAAGAGTCCGCATAATCCATATCTAAAGACAGATTATATAATATTTTCGCAATTTTCTGTAAATCCATAATATACCATCCTTCCTCTTATGAAAGCATTCTTTCGTTCTGTTAAATAAATTCAATTTCCCATATAGCATTTTCACGAAAATACTGTTTGCAAAGTCCGTTTTCAAATTTCCAGTCGGATGCTTTCCCATATTTAATCCAACTTCCTTTCCCATTGTTGGCTAATGTAATTTTGCTATCTGGTTTTTCATCTTCGATACTGTAAAACCCGTTTGTCTGTACTACATTCGGCTTTCTAATCTGCCCCTCACATTCTGATCTGATATAGTGTTTTCTAATAATAAATTTACGTCCCTCTTTGATTACTCTTTTTAACTGTGCTAAATTTTTAATTTCCATGTTTATTTCCTCCCAATAACTAATCCCTGTTACAATAATCTAAAAAAGCGCCTATTGTTTCTTCTGCTTCGCACCTAGTCAAATATCTTCGCTTTTTACTTTTCTTTCTATGTAATGGTAATCCACACATCTTGCGTTCATTATTTCTTAATAACATTTTGTCCGTTTTTTGTTTCTTCCTGGTATTTATGTTCATACTCATTTCACCTCTTAAAATCGTGCTTTCACTCTACAAAATATTCCTTCGTACTCTATTGACTTCTTCATCGTCTTGAAAAAATGTCAATCCTGCATTTTCAATACTGATTGCATTTACTTGATTTATTCCATACTCTTTTAAATCTTGTTCACTAATTTTCATATAGAGAATTCCGTTGCTGCAAAAACAATCTTTATCTTTTAAATCTCTAAATGTTACTGATTTTTTATTAGATTCATATACAATCACTTTTTTCATATTTCTCATCCTTTTGAAAATATTTTTATCTGTTTTATATATCTTCCTCTTCTTTAAAACCATTGTCTTTTAAGTATTTTATGTAATCTACAATATCTGACTTTCTTTTAACTTCTATATCCTCCGCTTTATAATACCCATAAAAAGGATTGACAAACTGCTTATAAACTTTATTTTCCATATCAATAATAAGATTATAGTTATTTGCCGTTCCTCCTGTTTTCCTCCAATTATTATCAATCCAAAATAAATGAATTTCCATGCGATTCTCCTCTATAAACTGTTGTAAATCCATGTCAAACACTCTTCAAAAGAGTCGCTTGCATATACTTCTTTAGCTTCGCTATCTTCACTTCCACAAATATATACTTCGTATCCGTTTAATCCGTTTGTGATAAAATATTCATCATCAATAATCCATTCTCCCATTTCTAATTTAATTCTCATACAGTTTTCTCCGTTTGAAATTATCTTTTCATAGGTATCAATTCATCTTTATCAGCCACAAATTGATTAGCATTTTTTCTGTCGTTACAGTTTGGAAAATCATCAACAGACACTTTTACTCTATCCATTGTTTCTAGCCCAATAACAGTAACAATTTTCCCGCAATGAGGATGTTCTACTTCAACCTGCTTCGTTGCTCTATTCATAGGATGCCATATAAATTTCATTCCTTCTTTGTATTCCAAACCATCTTTCATGTACTCTTTGCCTTGCCACTTATCAAAAGAAGTCCAATCATTTACTACAAAACCACATCCATAAAAAGAACCTTCTGATACAAGATAATAATTTCCAGCTTTGCATACTCCAAAATCTTTCTTACAATAAATAACTTCACTTCCATCAATGAAAAAATATTTTTTTAAATCCTGATATCCATAATCTTTTCTTTTATTACTAAATCTATAGGAATTACATTCCCAATTTTTAAATCTTTCCATCATTATTTCCTCCCGATAAAATCATTATTTGTTTCCATAACATACGGAACAGCAAAAAGCTGTTCCTGACTGTTCCAAAGTTCTACGTTATTCAACTGATACACAGATTGAAGAGTCTAAAGAGCAAAACGGACGAACCCCACAAACGCCCCAAAAGCAACCGCCGCAGCCCACGTCACCACCACCGTGAACAACCTGAACACAGGAAGCCGAGCATCCTTCATTTGTACTGTCTGGTGTATCTAACCAAAACGGTTTTTCATTTTCTGTCCTAAACATACCATTCTTTCTGGCTTTTCTGTAATCATCAAAAGTTCCTAAATGTACTTTACAATTACATGTTCCGTAAGTGTCCAACCCATCCATAGAAAGTAAATCAACTGTATCTAATAATACATTTTCTTTTCCAAATCCTTTGTAGATATCAGACAGAATTTTCCCATTTTCATCATTCAGTACATTCTTGATTTCAGAAGTTCTAAAGTCATTTGACCCATTGTCAAATTTATAAGTTCCGTCAATAAGCTCTTTTTTCCAAACTTTGGTTCTATTGTTCTCAATATCCTGTTCCACCACATACCATTCATTTCCAATGTCGTCTACAATCACGTTTCCAACCTTGCATTCATATAACTGTTTCTCTTGCCTCATTCCTAAAGACTTCCTTAGTTCTTCTGTTAATTCGATCACCAGGTTATTTCCTTCTACTTTTACATTTGTCTTATTTACTTCGATATTCATAATATTTTCCTCTACTTTCTTTCTAATAATTCTTACTTACAAAATGGTTTCCAGTACACGGTCAGCGCCACACCTAATACAGTAATATATACTTTTGCATCCGTTTCTGTCATAAACAACGCGATAAGAAGCAAAATCAATCCAGAGAACTTTTGAAAGTTCAGTCTGCGCTTCCACCGTTTAAACTTCTGGCTCGTAGCAGCTATAACATATCCTTCTAACCATTCTTTATTATGTTTCTTCCATTCTTTTTCCGTCATAACTGTTTCAATCACATTCATTTCTTATTTCCTCCATTCCTCATATACTTGTTCACTACGTTGTTATACTCCCATTTTTCCACCACTGATACACTGCCTTTTGTTCTTACAGTGCAATACTTCTTTCCGCAAATTGTAAATTCGCTCAAAATCTCCATTGTATTATTCTCCTTTTGTTGTTGTGTTTATTTGTTGTATTTTTTATTTCCCTGAAATCATTCTGCAAGCTGTGACACTCACAGAACGTAATATGTAAGTTTTTCTTATGCAGTCTTTGCTACTGCTTTTCTTGATGTTCTTTTTCGTGTTGTCTTAGACTCAATTCCCGGAATATCAATATTCCTTTCGATCACACCGGAAAGGAAATCAAATAATGAATCTTGCCACTTCTCTGATAAATTATCATTAAAATATTTACTTCCTTTACAGTTATTCAACAGAACCCTTTCCATGTCTGTCTCTCTTCCTGCATAATAAGAATATAATTTTCTAAATACTCTTAATACTTTCGCGCTAAATGCCTTTCCTTCTCTATAACTTTTCCCACCGTTCCATTGTAGTTTTACGATAAGTTGTAAAATTCTGTCTAATAAATCCGGACAAACTCTCGACATCTTTGCACCGTCAGAGACAGAAGTTAAAATACCAATAGGATTTTTTACTGGGTTCCTGTCTCCCTTAACAGCAATGTGGTTTCTGTCACAGATAGATTTTAATGTAACATATTCTTCTTTTTTAGCTACAAGCGCCGCACTGTAGATATCGACAGGAGTCATGGTTTTTCGATCGTCTTGCTGTGACAAGAATAAGTCAACCGCTTCTGCTTCTGTAATTCCGATCAATACTTCAACCTGAATCAATTTCATGTTTCCAAAATAAGCGCCAATGATTCTGTGCATACCGTCAACAACATAAAATTTATCATTCTTGCACATAATCTTAGGCAAATCCCACTTATAAGAGCTAAATTCAGATCCGATTTTCTTTGCAATAGATACCCTTAATTCTCTTTGCCAATCTGGAACATGAATAAGCAATGGATTAATGCTGATAATTGCCTTTTCTCTTCCATCATGTTTCGATCTTGCTTCTTCCATCTTGTCAGATACGATCATTCTTTCTCCAACTTCAATGATATTGTTTAGCATTCTTGCTTCATTCATCATTGTTTCCACTTCCATAGGTTCAAGTTTTCCGTTTCTACTCATTTTTCTAATCTCCTTTAATATGTAAAGTTTTCTATAATAAAAAGCACCTGTATAATTACAAGTGCTTTCTATACGTATACATCTATGTTGCATTGTCGTTCTTCATTTTCGATATGAACATCTATCCATGTTCTACCGCGTCTGTATGAACTGCTTCCCAAAATATCCAGTGTTACGAGAGGATTCTCACGAATCTGCTCACACTCTTCATTCGTTAGTATATTCTTATCCAAGGCTTCCAATTCCTCAAACGTATAATCTGCTAAAGATTTTCCTACTGTTATCATAATCATGACCCCTTTCCTTTTGCTTCGTTCCACTTCTTTCAACCGAGATCAGCTCAATCTGGCGTTTCCTCTGTGTGATATTAATTAACTGTATCTGATGTTTGTTATAAAAATTTTCCATCATGTCTCTTCCTATTCCATTCTTTCCGCTTTCGTATTTGTTGTATATGGCTCTTTGCTGATTATCCAATCACCTACAGATAGATATACTTTTTCATCATCGTTCCAGGTTTCCCAACCTTTTATATCATTTACATTGATATATCCGCTATCCGGTGTAACGTCTGTTTCGATATAATAGCCAGTTCCGTCCGAAAAATTTAACTCAAACCCCTCTGTTCCAATAGTAACGCTTTCGATTTCTTCTGTGTCAATATATGTTTCCGGCATTTCTGCGACTGTTTCCTGAGCTTGTTTCGGTGTGTTTTCAACCGAGTTTCTTCCTATTATAAATGTGGTAAAAGAAATAATTGCAACAGCACCGATATATAATTTTTTCCGCTTCATCATTCAAACCTCTTTCTATAAATCCCTTACGTTTCCGACTACTTCCCAATCTGTTAAAGCATATGTTGTATTTAGCTTTTCCAGTGGTAAACGCTCAATGTTTCCATTTCCTGTATTGTATATGTATCTGTTTGTCTTTGTGTCTACGATTGATTCATTTACTACTCGTTTTAAAAACTGTTTTGTCATGGTTTGTTTCCTCCATTATCTACACAAGATCAATCCGCTTTTTAACATATCCGAAAACCATTCTTGGAAGTCGTGATACTCTGTTTTGTCGATAATGTCTCGATAAACTTCTTTTAGCTGATTTTCTGAAAATGTTTTTTCCATAGCGTCTGGAAGTGATTCTCGATTATCTTCTGAAAAGTAATATCTGTTTTCAGCTTCTTTATAATTTTCAACAAATTCTTTCAGTTCATCCAGTGTGTCAAAACGTTTATAAAAATCTGTTTCAATCCATTTACCATTTTTATTGATATATTTTATAGCTGTCCATTTATGTTTACAACAGTCGCAATATATAGCAGAAAATGCAATGTTTTCATTTAATGTTTTAAAAGTATACATTTTTACTACCTCTCTTTCTTAATATCCAAAAGCTAACCAGTAACCAACCATTCCGACTGTAAAGACAACCGGTATTAACAGAGTCGTGATCTCGTTAATTCTGTTTTTCAGATTTCTTTTCTTTCTTCTCATTTTGATTACCTCTCATTCTTATCTGATTGTTTATTCTCTGTTACAATAAAATTACTTGTCAGAGTCATGAACTCATGTCGGGCTGGCTGACCGTATACCGATAACAAGTAAATTGTATAATTTCAAACTAACTTTTCACTTATGTTCTCATTTTTATTCAAATACATTTCTTTTGTCTTACATCTACCTGTTGGTAATCTTTCTAGTTATGACCAGTCTTTGCATTATTAGAACTTTAATTCAAACTAGAGGTCAAAAGGTTTTTTGATTTCTACAATAATGTTTTTGTATAATCTGTTTTAAAAAGGAGATATACAAGCTCCTTAATGTCAGCACAACTATGAGGCATTGCTGATCTTGAGCCTTTCGGAAGTGTTAGCCGTTCCGATGCTTTTGCAATTCCTAGTTATTTTTGTGTGTACTCCTTGCCACCGTCACACGTCTTTCACATTGTTTTTTCTTCCTGGAAAATCTTAATGCGGAAGTATTGCACTTGATAGGACTTATTCTTGTCGTGCCTATACAAGGTTTTGTTTTTTGTTATTCCGTCCTATAATTGAAAAGAACTTGCCTACTTGACAAGTTCTGATTTACAAGTTACAATAATTTATAAGTTGTCGTGTATATATTCTTTCGCTTCTTGTTCCGTTGGACACTTTACAAGTTGCTTATTATCAGAATTGTACACGACTGTTTCATTGTCGTATGTTATATAGTACATACGTTTTCACCTCCTTTCTTTTGGAAGTGAAAAATTATTTTTTAATTTGACTTATGCAAAATCATGTTTCGCTTGTCAATCTTATATACGTTTGAAAGTCTACTTTTTCAAAACCGCCGTAACCAGTGACTATAACTCAAACACTCTGACTATTTGATTTATAATTTGATTCAACCCTTATGCACGTCTGCGCTGTCTGACTAATGATGCTATACGCGTGGAACGGTCTATTTCGCTTCTTTCTTTCCCCTATAAGATAGAGAAATCACTTTATTAAGTTTTATTAAAAAGGAATTTTTCACAAGAATTTGTGAAACACGACTTGAAAAGCGAATACTAAAATGTTAGAATATATATAATCACTTTGCAAGAAGTGTTTGGAAAGAGCAGTCATTGTTTGGTTGGTAGCCTTGCGACTGCTCTTTTGTTTTCCTTTTGTGATTATATAATATCATATGTTTTTATGTTTGTCAATCGTTTTTTGATTATTTTTTTAATCTTTTTCGATTACTATTTTTGCTTTATATCCTAATGGGTTTATGATGTCGTTTGTTTCGTCTAAAGATAAATTTTTTTTATTTATTTTTCGATTCAAATTTTGATTTACAATACCCATTTTTTCAGCAAGCACTATTTTTTTTATGCCTGACTCTTTAATTAAATTATTGATTGTATTGGATAACTCAGCATTATTATTTATATCCACTATATCACCTCCTGTTAGGCTATATTATACAATATACTATGATAAAAAACAAATGTTCTGAATGGTATATTTTGTCAATTTATGTTACCATAAAAGAAAAAGGATTTTATATCATGGGCAATTATAGAATACAGACACAAGATTTTTATTTCGGCGCTTGTATGTTTTCTTTTTTTAAACATAATTCTGATACAACACCTTCTATAATAGAAAGTACCGATGAAATTCAGGTTATCAAAATGACAACTAATACAAGCGAAGACTTTTATATTATAATGAAATACACGAAAAACTGTCAAAATAGGAAAACCATTTATAAAAGTTGGACTTTCCCAATCACAGACAAAGACAGAGAAATGATAAAAAAATATCATGATATTTGTGAAAATATATATTTCTTTTTTGTCTGTGGTGAATCGTCAATTTCAGGCAAACCTAAAAAATTAGAAAACGGCGATTTTTATGTTGAAGAAATAAAATCCGGTGAAATTGCTATATATCGCTATTGCGACTACTTAAAAGTAAAAAATAAAACAAATATAACAATAAACATATATAAAAGCCGAGAACATTATTTTAGTTTACACACTGAAAAATCTCGTGACAACATTATAAAATCAAAACGTAATAACATCGAAAAGAAAATCTCAGACATTGTTATTATATGATCTAACATTTCACTATTCACTTTTCAAAGTGCAAATTCCTTTTGTAGTTGGGTATCGCTCAGCCAGAATTGACTTTGCTTTTCAGATATGCTACACTTTAGATGCTTAAATTATTATGTATCGTGCAGTAAATCTGTACACCCTATGCAAGTTTTACGGCTGACACTTTGTTTGCAATCTCATTTGTTATCTGTGTATCTGTCGTTTAACTTGATTATATCTTATCACTTTTATTTATGTTTGTAAATAGTTTTATTTATATATTTATTGTTTTAGTACATATTTATAATCAAACACGCTATTATATTGCTTTATTTTAGTAAATATGTATAATTATATTTATAAACAAAATATGGTATAATAAAAGACTTTAAAAGAAATGAGGTATAATCCATGTTAGAATATAAAAATACAGAACAGTTTTTAAGTGATTATAGAAGTTATTTGATCGAAAAGGGAATCACTAATGCTCACGTTGCGCGGAAAATAGGAATATCTCCTCAGCAATTACAAAATGTTTTTAAAAAAAAGGAATTAACTGTCAGTGATGTAATAAAGCTATGTAATGCGATTGATTATAATTGTAAAATTATGATTGAGTAAGTAATGTTAGATGTATAAAGTTTTTTGACCGCATATAATAAGTAGTAACACGGTTTATGAGTGTGTAGCTTTTATTTGATTGTGATCTATGGTATAATTATCTGTAATAATAAGTAAAGGATTTATAGATAGTATGTTTAGATATAAAATAGATATATTAAAAGCACTCGCAGATCGTGGATATAATGCTACTAAAATACGTAAAGATAAGATATTAAGTCAAGCTACCATGCAAAACATACGGCAAGGTAAAGGTATTACTACAGATACAATCAATACGATCTGTCTTATTTTAAGATGTCAACCGTCGGATATAATCGAGATTATACCGACGGAAGAGGAAAAGATAAAATACTTCTGACACTAATTTTAGTGCTTGACTTTGCACTGTTTTTAGTGTTATTATAATTATAGTCAGTAATGACAACAATATTGAGAAAGGATGATTGTATTTGATTGATATCGAAGTTTTGAAAAGGTTAAATGTGCCTAATAAGATAGTTTTAACAAGACATGCGAAAGAAAGACTAATAGAAAGAAATATTACTATCACGGACATTATAAATGGTATTGAGACAGGAGAAGTCATAAAACAGTATGAAGATGACAAACCTTTGCCCAGTTGTTTGATACTAGGATTTTCGGTAAATAATAAATATATTCATATTGTGGTTAGTCACGATTGTGATTACATTTATTTGATAACAGCATACTATCCTAATACAGATCAGTGGGAAAGTGATTTTAAGACCAGAAAGGTGTGATATTATATGTTATGTATTGAATGCGGCGCAGTCGCTGAAAAGGGATATACAACAGACGTTACGGATTTAGGAAACTGTCTTGTTATTATCAGAAATGTACCATGTTATAAATGTACAGAATGCAATGAGATTATTTATACCGGTGACGTTGTACAGGAAATAGAAAAGATTGTTAATATGGCTAAACAATGTTTACAAGAGGTGTCAATTATCGATTATAACAATTATAAACAAGTAGCATAAGTATGATAGCGGTGCTGATATGGCGTCGCTATTTTTTGTATGTTATCGTGTCAGTGTGTATGTTAGTGTATATTAACTTGTGTTATGACTGTATAGTTATAGTATGTTATATGATACACATGTAATACTTGTGTAATAATAGTGAGTATAGTTGTGTGTTTGTGTGGACTGCATCACGTTGTTGTGTAGGATGTTTAGGTAAACTAAACTAGGAATTATTACTTTTATTAGTGTAGTATTGTTTTGTGTATTGTTTTGATGTATATTTATACACAAATTATTGCATAGTTATACACATGATGTGGATAAGTTTGATTTTAAAAAATGGTATAAAAGTGGTGATGTTGTACTCATTTGTAGGTTATTTTGGATTGCAAGTGGGAAATATGTGTTGGTTTTTGTTTAATTTTGTGTGTCTGGTGGGAAATTTTGTTTTAAGGTAAGTTTTAAGGCAAAAAGTTATCCACATATTATTTTGAGTTATCCACATTATGTTGATAACTTTTTTATTATTAAAAATTTTCACCAAAAATCCGAACTTGTCCAGAAATCCATGAATTTGAGTCTAAAATCCCACCTGATGCAATGTTTCATTGCTACGTAAAAGACACACACAAAAATCAACAGATTGTCCATAAAATCTCTATATACCGCCCCCTGTTTTCAGATCTTTACAATCAAAACTTTTGCACTTTTCATCAATGTGCCAAAAGTCCCTAAAGCAACATAATAGTGTAGTATTATGCCACTCCATAATAGGGGCGGTATTAAACATTTTTGACGTATGTTATGCATCAAATATAGCAGGTATGGGTTCTATCCACACCTCACTACCAAAATTTCGACCTCCGATTTCCACACCAAAATTTTCATCTTCCACTTCAAAAAAACTCAAAAATTACCAAAAAATACTTCGGGAACTCTCTCGACCAACAAAGCATAAACACTGCATTTCTACCATTCTAAACAGTCCAAAAATAACCAAAATCCACCACAATATCCATTCAAACCCCAAACAAACTCTTACCGTTACTGCATTTTCCCGAACTTAACTTATATTCCAAAAAATTACATATAAAACACACTATCAAAATCCAGAAAACCACGTCACCTTACCCCTAAGTGTACCCACATAAATACTGGCATCCCCCGGTATAAAAACATCACACAAAATTACCTCTCTACCGAAGTACCTTATTTTCAAAATTACTGACACAAAAAATAAGCAGCCAATTCCTAAGATAAGTCCTTAAGAACCAACTGCTATTATTTATAATCACCCTATAATCATCCAATACCGTGAACTACCCACGAGCTAAAGCTAATGGGATTGCGAGCCTAATTTTTTCAATAATATTTATTAAATATATCCCCATCTATATCACTAATATCATGAACCGGTACCTCAGTTCCATTTTCAAATATTACAACATTTCTGTATTCGTGTACCTTCTTCACTCTCCCACTCATTGTAATATACTTTCCACCATCTTTCTTTAAATCTTTTTCAAAATATGTGATTCTGATATCCGGATCAACATCACCGTCATCTAAGCATTTTCTTAAAATATTCAATCTCTCATTCAGCCTATCCAAAACATCCTCATCAAATTCAATCCTTTTATCTGTCAATCTTGCAGTCTCTTTAATTTCTGCATCATAACCTGTCAATGCAGCAAATGGAGAAAATTGAGCAGCTCTATCTCGCATACTCATTTGAGGATATTTTTTAGAGACAAAATGTGGCAGATCAATAATATCATCGTATTTACCCATAACACACCCCTATGCTTTATGTCCACCAATTTGATTATTCCTATCTATTGCAGTAGCTCCTTCTTGTAAACTCATACCTTTTAAAATTGCATTTTTCCCAAATTTTTTCTTGATATCCAAGATAGCTTTCTGAATATCTTTTTCTTTTTTAAGTTGTTCCTGGTCTACTGCATCTTCCTTTTCAGAAATCATATCAAATAAATTAAGCTGTTCATATCTATCCTGTTTCGCTTCCTTTTCGCTGATCACATGATTTGCAGACATATTGATTCTTCTGACAAGTAAATTTTCGTCTACAATTCTACTGAATAAATCAAGCACAGCTCTTACAATCACGCTAGTAGAAGACGTATAACTATCTAAATTTACTGTTCCATGAGCATGTTTTGGAATTTTTCTCCCATATTGATCAAAAGAGAACTCTCCCTTATACTTACTCATTCTGGAAGAATCTAATAGATTTTCTCTATCGTAGCCAATCGTTAATACAATCTGATCCGTTACAAGATTCTTACTAACCAAATCTAAGACCAGCATCTCAGTCATTTCACGCACAATAATTTTCGTTTTATCAAAATCAGTTCCACAGTGTAAAACCTGTCCGCTTCCAATACTATTGCTCTCCGGCTTATATGCTTTTATATCTGAAATTGTAACCGGTTCATAACCCCATGCATGGTCAATCAAAAGCTCTGTATTTTTACCAAACATTCTACGCAGCAAGTCTTCATTATAATAATCTGACTCTTTTCCAAGAGAACATCTTGCGATATCGCCCATTGTATATAGTCCTACAGATTCTAATTTTTTAATATACCCTCTACCTACTCGCCAAAAATCAGTCAATGGTTTATGTTCCCATAGCTTCTCTCGATATGACTTTTCATCCAATTCTGCAATTCTCACACCATTTTCATCTGCAGGTATATGTTTGGCAACAATATCCATTGCTATTTTACAAAGATACAAATTAGTTCCTATTCCTGCGGTTGCAGTAATTCCAGTTGTATTCAAGACATCCAATATCATCTTCTGTGCAAGTTCTTTTGCGGATAATCCATACGTATTCAAATAAGAAGTCACATCCATAAATACTTCATCAATAGAATATACATGGATATCTTCAGGAGCAACATATTTCAAATAGATATTATAAATCCTTGTGCTATATTTCATATAAAAAGCCATACGTGGTGGAGCCACAATATAATCAACTTTTAAATCCGGATTTGTATCAAGAATTTTTTTACTATATGACTGTCCGGGAAACTCATTCTTTTTCAATCGATATAATCTTGTTGCATTAATTTCTTGCACCCGCTGCACAACCTCAAATAATCTTGGTCTTCCAGATATACCATATGATTTCAAAGACGGCGTTACTGCAAGACAAATTGTTTTCTCTGTACGACTGTTGTCTGCAACAACTAAATTCGTATCCATTGGATCCAAGCCACGTTCTATACACTCTACTGATGCGTAAAAACTTTTTAGATCAATCGCAATATATGACTTATTATTCATGCAGCACACCTCCTACTATATGTATCATAACAAAAAATTTAAAATTTATCCATATAAAATCGAAAGTATGTTTGCTTTATTATGTGTCTGTATCAAATAAAACAAAAAGAGCAGATTAGAATTCTAATGAACTCTTCTGCTCTTTCTGTTTTTAGCAACTATAAAATAAATTATAATTACTATTTATTACTACTCTAAAACACCTACAATTTACAATTATAATACTATACTTTCATATTTTTATCAAGATATTTTTACATATTTCGACAAAATCCCCTTTTTTTCTAAAAACACATCAAATTAATTAGAATGTACTACCGCTATATTTAAAACTCAATTCTACAATGCAACATTATCTTTAATGGTTTATACATTTTTGAATGAAAAATTTGCGGATCAGGAAGATCAAATTCTTGATCCACTCCTAAATCTGTTTCTCTAAGTACAGTCCCTACAACCTTCATTGACATTCCATTTTCTTCAGCTAATTTATTTTATATGATGAACATAGCCATCATAATATCCGATTCCTTCAAATTTAAATTGTACTTTTGTTTCTATCATTCTGTTTTCAGAAAATGACAAATCCTCTACAATAGGACGAGAAAATTTATTTAAATAACATTCCTCATAGAAAGAAATAATCCTTTTGCCATCTTCTGTAATATACTTACCCTCTTTTGCCTTTTCTTTTATATCGCTTTTAACTTCCATGAAATCATATTCAGCAAACTTCATACCATATTGATAATCATCTTGATACTTTTCTGTAGCAGCTTCCTCCGGTGTTTTTGATATTTCATTTAATTCATCCAAAAAACTCATAGTACTACTCTCATATTCCTTTTGATATTTACATAGTAGCACAATACTATGAATTTTTATAGAAATTTTTAAATCGTTAAGAGAATTAAAGTATGAAACAAAGAAACCGTTCAAATATTTTTAATAATAAAGGGAGAAATGATATGAGCAAATTGTAAATAATGATTTAAGAAAATAAGGATTTAATGAAGAAGCATAAAAGAAATTATAAAAAATTTTTCTATTTCAATTTAAATTGTATCTTTGCGCCAGCAAAGACTTTGCGAAGCAAAGTGAAACGGAGACACGAAGAAAGGGTCGCCTGCGGCTCTTTCTGAAGTGGATCCAACATTACCTAGATCTCTCTATATATAAGGAATTACGAATTTATATCAAAAAAATTATTTATAAAGAGAGAATTATTAACTGGGGGAAGGAAGACCAAATTCATAAGTCTTACTACGCACCTTGTTCGCCAAGGCTCACAATCTGCTAGTGCGACTAAATGAATTATGCTCTTTTTTGCACTTCCCCCAGACCCCCTTCGCGCACTATAAAATGGATAAAAAATTCAATTAAAATCTCTCTAAACCCTTATAAACACTGGGTTTTTGACGAAAAACATCCTTTAAAGTCTCCCTATATTATATATATATATTAGGGAGAAATGAAAGGATGCGAAATCTCTCTAAACCCTTATAAACACTGGGAAAATTGGCATTTTAGGTGTGCAAAAAACGATAAAAAACTAATTTAAGGAGAAAACACGTGAACAAATTAAATATCAAAAAAGGGAAAATTACAGAAAAAAAATTAGTAGAGCTATATGGGAGTGATGCGCAGAAAAAATCATATAAAGAAAATGGACGTTTTATAAGTAACTATAAAAAGACTTTACTTACAAAAATGTCTCGATATTGTAACATTGAAGATTTAGGTGGCAGAACATATAGAATCAAAAAAGTATATGACTATCCTCTTCCATCAAATTTCAATAAGATGACAAAATCATTATATCAATATATTGTTCCTCTTCTACTTACTAACTTAATTAATGGTCACGACGAAAATAACAAAATAGATATAACAGTTGGAAAATGGGCGAGAGAAATTAATATGGTAAATAAAAATTATAATCTTGTTAAATACAACAGAGAAGATACGAGTAAAGAAACGCAGTGTTCTTTAGATACTATAAATGAATTTTATGACAAAGCTGATGACATGATTGAATGGTACATAACAAATGCACTTGATTATTTAAAATCTGCAGGATTAGTTATCTGGAGAGAGGTTTATAGAGTAAACGAAGAAATATCAAGCGGCAAAAATATTATTGATGAAAACGGGAATATACACGTTGATATTTCTATTGATAGTCATCAAGCATCTGAAGATGAAATGAACTACTACTCTCATTGTGTTTCAATTGCTGATAAAGCAGCAAAAATAGAAAATGCTGGAGAACGATATTATAGTAAAAAATCAAAATTATTTGGAGAAGTATTAAAGAAAGAACTATATAAAAAGAAAATCAAATGTGTTTTCAAAACATATGAAGCATATTATGTAGATCTTGACAAATGCAATTTTATATTAAAACAGTTTGGTAAATTCAAAATGAATAATTTAATAAGTGAATTCAATAAAGAGTTTACAGATTTATTGGTTGGAAATGCGGAAAAAAGGTTTGATAAAAATCCGGATAAATATTTTTCTTATGCAGAAAAGGATGATTACAGCTTATGTTTTCAAAATTTATGCGAAATAACAATTGATAAAAATACAGAATATCTTGGAAACAGAATAAGAGAAAAAACAATTAATGATGATTATACTCTAAAAATCACATCATCAAGGAAAGGAAAATAGACATATGAATTTTAATAAACAACAAGAAGAAACTATTAATACAATAGAAGGAAACGTGGCGGTTATTGCCACAGCAGGTTCCGGTAAAACAACTGTTCTTACCCATAGAATTAAAAAAATGGTTGAAGAACATAATATATTACCATCTTCTATCCTGGCAATTACTTTTAGCAAAAAAGCAAAAGAAAATATAAACGAAAAACTAATGGAACTTAATATATCGAATGTATCTGTAGAGACTTTTCATTCATTTGCTTTGAAGATTATCTCCTCTGTGTATGGAATCAAAAAATTTAAAATATGGACAACACCATGGGAAAAAGAAAAAACAATAAAATGGATTTGTAGTGACTCTTTATTACTTTGCGATTCTGATAATGTCCCATACAACGAAATTACATCGTTTATTGCGTTGCAGAAAAATAACATGAAAACCCCAAATGATGATTTAATTTACACTCCGGATCCCCCATTTAAAGAAGAGGATATGAAACAAATATATAAAACTTATGAAGAGTATAAAGAAATCAATTCACTTATTGAGTTTGATGATTTTTTGAACATGGCAAATAAAATTTTTGATACTGATTATTATACTTTAGAAAAGTATCGAAATATTTTTCAGTATATATTAGTTGATGAATTTCAGGATATTTCAATTTCTCAAGCATTACTTTTAAGAAAATTAAACACAAAAAACACAATGATCGTCGGAGATCCTCTTCAGGCTATTTATTCATTTAGAGGTGGTGATAGCAGATTTATTCTAAATTTTGATACTGATTATAAAGATGTAAAAGTTATTAATCTAAATACAAATTATAGATGTAGCAAAGATATTGTATTTACAGCAAATAAACTTGCGTTAAGTATTCCTGATTCTCAACACAAAAATTATGTAGAGAGTATTTCAAATAAAGAAAATTTTCAAATTCCTGAGTTAAGACATTTCCCTGATGATTATGAAGAATGTTTATGGGTTGCATCAAAAATAGGAGAATTAAAATTTAAAGGATACGATTACAACGACATTGCCATCCTCGCCAGAACAAATGCTCAATTACAAAAACTAGAGTCAACGCTGCATGATGAAGATATAGCATTTGAAATTGTTGATGGTAAAACTTTTACAGAATTACCAGAGATCAAATTGATAATTTCTTACTTTAAACTTGCGTTAAACACAAATGATAATGAATCGTTTTCTTATCTATACAATAAACCAAATCGATGGTTAGATAAAAAATTTTTAAAAGAAGTAACAGATAACAGTTTTAAAAGAAATATATCATTATACAATTCAATGTTCACGATTGACAGGAGAAATTGGAGATTCAAAAAAGGTATCGATGAAATCATTGAAGTAATAAATTATTTACAAAACAATCAGAATTCCAACATTTCAGATTTGGTAAGATTTTTGAGAAACAGATTAGACATTGATAAATTTGTTACAAAAGGAAAGCAATCAGATGATGGAAGTTATATTGAACAAATCGACAACCTTAACAGTTTTGAAAATATTTGTTCCAAATACTCTTCCATTAAAGAATTTGTTTCATACATAGATGAGTTAAATACAGAAATGGAGAATAAAGATAATGATAAAGTCAAATTACTTACAATTCATAAGTCAAAAGGTATGGAATATCCTGTCGTGTTTATCATTGGATGCAATGAAGAAATCCTGCCACACTATAAGAATGAAAATGTTGATGATGAACGTAGGTTATTCTATGTCGCAATTACAAGAGCCGAAAAAGAATTATATCTATCATATGTTGATTTATATAATGGTCAAACAAAATTGATAAGCTCTTTTATTAAAGATGTTGAAAATACAATTAAAATTATAAAAAACGAAAAAATAAGTGGTGAATAATAAGTAATCCTACTTTATGTATTTTGTTTCTAAATGGTGAATTAAAATATGTCCCACATTCAATAAACATCATTTAGGAATTTGTAACTTGAAAATCAAATTTCATTTCATTTAAAGAAAGGAGTTATATGAATGAAAACATAATTATATTTTCTATCACATTAGAATTGCAGCGAAGATATCCCTAGAAAATATCTTCCATCGCACAAGTTTTTGTGGATGTTTCATCCACGGTTGGTTTGGATTATTGCGGTAAGTCAGAATCTAACGTTCCAGACTGCTGCTCTGATCCAAAAGAAATGATGCAATTAGTTAATAGTCAAATTTAAATAAAGAGAATAAATATATGAAACTTATAGTCATCACTCAATTAAAGGAGCGAGTCCAATGACAAACAAAAATTATGAAAACAGAGGAGATTTAATTTATGAAAACAAGTACATATGTAACACCAGGAAGCCATAATCTTCAGATTCCAAATCGGAGCGAATTTCACAAGTATCTAATTGAAAACATTACAGTTGGTGATTTTAGTACAGGTGGTTGTGCAGATGGTAGAACAAAAATTAAGAAAATTGCACACGCAATCAATTGGTCAAAGGCTATGCATAATAAATACTATATTAAGAAATTTTCAGAAGAAAATAAAAAATAAGTTTAACTACATAAGAATGAGGTGAGTAAAATTAGTAAATACGGAATTAAGATTAAAAATATAAAAGCAGGTATGATTTATGATGTAAATATTGGAGTGAGAGACTATTTCACTTACACTGAAGCGATGTTAAATAATAGCTTGTTTAGCTATCACCTTAAGAAAAATGGTATAAAAATTTATAAAAAACCAAAGTCTGATAAAGAATCTACGCGTGATATAATATGTTTAGACTTTGATTTTGGAAGTCGTTCTTACGAAGAAGAGAAAAAAAGACTCGAAAAATTAGAAAACAATGCAACGACAATAGATGATAAAAATAAAATAAAATATTTACTAAAAGAAATAGGGAAAAAAGAAAAACTATACAATGGTAAAAATAGAGATAAAATCAGAGAAGATTTTTATCAGAATGGAGTAGATATTTCATATAGACACACCGATAAAAAAACAAAAAAAGAAGTTGTTGAAACAATACATTATCTTATGCTATTTAGAACGAGTGCAAAAGCTAAAGTTGGACAAGTTATTTTTATAAATGAAAACTTATATGATGATGCATACGATTGGCTTACAATCGGATTAGGAAAAAAAATGTCTTATGATAACGCAAAAATAGTTGAGATGTCTGCTTATGCACCACTTACCACATCTACTATTGTTGGAACATTAAAAATTCCGGTAGAAGACATTTTAATATTAAAAGATCAGGATTCATTTTTTTCTACATTTACGAGTGTAGTAAAAGCTGAAGAGTATATTGATAGTTCTGGAAACAAAAAGAAAAAATGTATTGTTGAATCAGAAGAAAGAGAAGTTAAAAACACACTATGGGATGGTATGGGTATTATTGAATCATCAATTTTGCCGGGATGGATAAATGGGATGGCTTTATTACGAAATCATTTATTTAAGATGTGCGGTTTTAAAGGACATGTACAATTATTCTTTAAAGATTGGTGCAAAAAAAATAATCATGACTATAATACATATCAAGTTGAAGATATGTTTGGATGTAAACATTATTTAAAAGACATCAAGATTATCACAACAGATAATTCTATAAAGTGGAAAAAATTTATTGATATTATGGGCGGAACATTATCTTCTGCTTATGAATATTGGTGTGATAAAATTCGCGAAGATGGCAACATATGGGGAGTTGTAAAAACAGATCATCAAAGTAAATTTGAAAACTCGCAGCAGTTAAGTTATCAAATGATAAACACTCTTCCGTGCACTAAAGAAGACGTGTATGACATCGCATCAGATACAGTTAAATATATCGAAACATTGAAAACAGATAATGTTGAATTTGAAAAGTTTTTACGAAAATATGCAAATGAAATAAACCATTATCAAATGTTGGCTGATTTATACAGACATAATCCTGATTTCGCCAATTGTGGATGGTTCAGAAATGAAAAGAAAAAAATTATTTTTGAATATGTTAACAGAATGAGAAAAGGCAAAATATTAGTAAATGGAGATAATTTGACTGTCTGTGGAAATCCTTATGCTCTTCTACTCTATTCAGTAGGTGAAAATTGGGAAGAAGATCCTACATTTTCAAAAGAAGAAAATAGTATTCAATGTTATACAAGAAGATTTAGTAACGATGAATATCTATGCGGTTTTAGGAATCCACATAATTCACCGAATAATGTATGTCACTTTCATAATGTATATAGTCAGGAAATGTCTAGATATTTTGATTTTAGCAAAAATATTATGGCTGTAAATTGTATAGGAACTGATGTCCAAGATAGAATGAACGGGGAAGATTTCGATTCAGATTTTAATCTAGTCACTAATAATCCAGTGATGGTTAAATATGCCGAAATTTGTTATAGAGATTTTCCAACCATTGTTAATGATCTCAAAGAAAGCGGAATCACATACAAGAATACATTATTAGAATATGCACGTATGGATAATAAATTTTCTAAATCCAGAATTGGCATTGGCTATTCCAGTAATCTTGCACAATTAGCCTTGACTTATTATTGGACAGAGTTGCAAAAGGATAATCCTAATGAAGAACGATTGCATGAGTTATATGATAATTTTGTGATTTTATCTGTTCTTGCTCAAGTTATAATTGATGGATGTAAAAGGGAATACGAAATTGATGGAATGAAAGAAATCGACAGGATCAGCAAAATGCCATGTATGAAATTAACAAAGCAAGTAGTTGATGAAAACGGTAGAATTAAAAGTGTTAAATTTGATTTTCCGAAGTTTATGAAATATACAAGAGCTATAAAAACAACAAAAAACGGGAAAGAAATTCCACAAAAGGAAATACACGAAAAAAAAGTGAAATTGAAAAATAGAATCAACCCATCTCTTGTTTGCCCTATGAATTGGTTAGAGGAATGCTTAGACACTATCAAACCTGCGGCAAATTCACACTCAACCCCTATTAGTGATTTTTTTATAAAAATGCCTGGCAAACCTAATAACAGACAAATGACAAAAATTAGGAGTCTTATTGAAGAATATGACTTATTTGTTAAAAATTTACATATAACAAATGACGATGACGATATAATAATCGAAGAAATGATTTCTAAATCCGAAAAATTATTAGACAGCCTATGCAAAATTAAAGTTGGAAATATAGTAACTATAAATAGAATGATAGAGGTGGCTCTAGGTCTCGATAAAGGAATCGGAAATGGATCCAAAACGAAGAACATAAACTTAAAATATTCAAGAAAAATTTTAAATTATTTACACAAAATGGACAAAGATAAATTTTTATTGAATTTTAAACCAAAACAAATTTAGTGTTTATGCACAAAAATTGCCGAATTATTTTGTCAAAAGTTACTAAACCCCTTGTAAATAGTGGGTTTTCAAGAAATCAACTTCGTCCGTAATATGGAAGGATGAGAGTTTTGCTTATATTCAAAATTCTTGAGATGAAATCAAGACTCTTAAGACGACAAACGCTATTGCCAAAGCGTTTAATAAATATGGAGATATATCTATAATAAAGCCCCTATTGAAAGGGGCTTGGGCTTTGCCCAATATAAGCACTTGCTTATAAATACAAATAACTCAGTGCAGATTGGCTTGTCACCATGCTGAGAATATATGAATAGTGAGTTGCGGTATAATACGATAGTTTTATACTGCAGCTTCTGGAATGATGTGAATCATAAACAGAAAGACGGAAACCGTCAAAACTAAATATATGTACAATAATATATTGCCGTAAAACGCAATTGCCAGATCGCTGACATAATAGACGACTCCAGTGGAGTAATAATCGTGATGCCTGTATCGGTGGAATGTTACAGAGAGATAAGTAGCGAAAATCCAAATAAGTCAGTTGCGTCGTTGATCGGAAGAAATTCCAGTATAAGATCTGTCGAATGTACGAGTAGCCCAAAGTGACGTGAGATTAATACATAAAGAACAAAAAAATTAAATCTTATTATGAATTTTCTTAATACGCTGAATGACATGGGTGAAAGTTTCTCGTAATCAGTCGAGGCTACAATTGCTGTTTATCAGATGTAAAGGAAGTCTAAGGGTAGCTCCCTTATTCTCAGCCCTTTACAAGTAGTGGCGGAATATTATGACGATATATTTGAGTAGGAAGAAGTTCCATTTGTATTTATAATCAAGTGCTTATGCGCGCACTTGACGATTTCTAATCTCCTTTTCAGTTAGTAATAGCATTGCTGTTCTGGTAGTGCTGTTGCTAACATCTTAGGAGTATTTTAGCCCCATCGCCAAGCGGTAAGGCACAGGACTTTGACTCCTGCATTCAGTAGTTCGAATCTACTTGGGGCTGCTATCATCCGAAGTGTTGCGCTGACCGTCAATCAGTGGCGCATAAAAACCTATCCCAGTATAAATCCAGGTGACACTGGCTTATATGAAGATACGCTCTAGGTTTACTACGTTTTATATAACTATTCACATAACAATTATTTTGTCGTCCTTGTGGATGGGTGTTTTGGACGAGCAAACAATAAGCTGCATTAATCCTCTGTGGTAAGGGGTCGATCTTGAAAAATCGATAGTAGCCACTTATGCGGTGTCTAAGTTCAAATCTTAGGTGCAGCGTTATATGCAGGCGAGTGGAACGGATTACTACGTCAGACCCATAATCTGAAAATACTGGGTTCGACTCCCAGGCTCTGCAATACTCTCCCACTGTGGAGAAATATACAACGAAAGGAATGTTTTATCATAGTTCTTATTACAGACAAAGAATGTAAATTTTTGTTAATCAAAGGATGGAAATGGAGAGATCATATTCATCGCACTGTATCCGGAGCAAACAAAAAATATGCAACAGAAAATTATCGATTGATGCAAGATTTAGAAAATTTTAGATCACAGTCGATTAAAGAAACAATTCAGATTAAAAAACGTAAAAAATAACTAGAATTAAACTAGAGGAAAGGTGGTTCACCTTATTGGAATGCACATTATTCCTTGATACGAATGCATTACTTAGTCTCGGCGAAAATGCATTTAAAGAAAAATTTATTATTGCACAAAAGACACTTGAAGAGATCGAGAATATCAAAGTGTCTAATTCTAAAGATGGAGAAGTAAAATACAAAGCCAGACAAATTTCAAGACTATTGGATAAACATGATGGCGAATATGATGTGGTTTTATACTCTCCAAAAATTAAAGAAATAATTGATAGTTATTTCTTATCTGAAACGCCAGACAACATTATCTTGGCTTCTGCTTATTATTACAATTCAAATGTATCGGAAGTACTTGTATGTTCTGATGATTTAAATTGCAAATTCATATCTCGTAATATTTTTGGACTTCCTACAAAGGGAGTTTCGGATATTAACCTTGTCAAAAATCTTGACGAATATCTTGGATATAAAGAATTAACATTGTCTGATGAAGAAATGAGTTACTTCTATTGTCATACAAATGAAAACATTTATGATTGTATTTTGAACGAATATCTCATTATTAAAAAATCAGATGGAGAAGTTGTTGATTATAGAAAGTGGGACGGTTTTGAATATAAAGCTGTATGTGAAAAAACAGTTCGCTCTACTATTTTTGGAGATAAAATTAGACCGAAAGATTCATATCAAGCCTGTGCTATTGATTCAATTTTTTCAAATACAATGACAGCTATTACCGGACATGCAGGTAGCGGGAAATCATTGATATCACTAATATCTATGATGAGTCTTATTGAAAATGGAGAATATGATAGAGTGATCATTATGTTTAACCCTAATAAAGCAAAGGGTGCTGCAGATATGGGTTTCTATTGTGGTAATGCTACTGAAAAGGCACTTCAAAATTCTATAGGTTCCATGTTAACTACAAAATTTGGTGATAGATTTGCTGTTGAAATGTTGTTGCAGCAAGATAAAATTCGATTAGTATCTATGGCAGATGTACGAGGAATGGAAGTAAGGGATAATGAAATTTTATACATTAGTGAAGCGCAGAATACATCAATCGAATTATTAAAGTTGTGTTTATCAAGAGCAAGTAGCGGATGTAAAATTGTTATCGAAGGTGATTATGATAGCCAGGTTGATTCTTATTTATTTGAAGGAAATTCAAATGGTTTTAAACGCGCAATTGATGTGCTTCAAGGTGAATCAGAATTTGGATATGTACATCTTCCGAATGTTTGGAGAAGTAAAATTGCAATGTTAGTGGATAAATTATAGAGAGGATGTTTGTTATAAAAGCTAAACCTATTTTTAATAGTTTTAATATAAATAACAAAACATTAAACCTTGGAACGTTTGCTAAAATTGAAGATGCAATTGAAGCGAGAAAATCAGCAGAAGTAAAATATTTTGGTGAATTTAGATTTGATATGTCCAACAAAGATATTATAAATGAAGCTTGGAAGATCATTTAATTTATAAAAAATGCAGTTAATTGCAAATTCGAGTCTAAAAATTACAATTTAAATTTTATATTGCAGGTAACGCATATGAAAAAAAATAAAACATTATTATCATATATATTAGGTGCATGTACAATCGTAATATTTCTTCCAATTGTAGAAGAAATAGTTAATGTAATTCTGTCTTGGATTGAATATCTGAAAATTCTTCCGGGAAAACTTGTTATAAAAGGCAATGCAGAATTACAAGAGTTGCAGTCGGATTTTGAGGTTGAATCGACAGATACATGCGCTATCGGGTTTCATTATGAACCAGAAACTGAAGAATATTATGACGAGGAAGAGTAGTCTAATACTGCTCTTCTATTTTTAGTTTAAAGGAGATAATTAGAAATGATTAAAATTACAAAAACAAAAGAAAAATTAACGCCGGCAAAACAGAATATCCAATTAGATGGTATTTATGTAAAAGATCTAAAATTTGTAGATGAAACAGGTGATATTACACAGCAAGTTATTGAAGCTCTTCCGGAAGGAACGGAACAGGTTGGATTTAAAATCACTGTGGAATTACCACTGGACTCTGAAGAAGAATAGAGAGTAGGTGGACGATATAGTACATAACTATAAAAGATTTGATGGTGAAAGTGATGATGAACTCATCCTGAGAATCTGTAATGATAAAGAAAATATCGGTACATGGAATGATGTTGCTGCAGTTCTAAACTCTCTTCTTGACTGTAACTACACTGAATCGGCATATAGAAAGAAAGTACAGTATTTCCGAAAGGTTCTTGATGCTAATCAGTCTAAATTCACAGACGGTGCAGCACAATTAAAAGAACTAAAGGAAGAGCGTATTCTTTTAGAGAAAGAACGTGTCAAAACTCGTGATGAACGAAATGAGTATCGTAGATTGATTCGTGAAGAAGCACGTAAGGAATCTTATAAAGAACAGATTTTAAGATCCATTTCAGAATATCACGGACAACCATTAGATTATGATAAAAGAAAACAGTTTAATGGAATTTTAAAATCAGATAATGATTTAGTAATTTCTGTAACAGATATTCATGCAGGAATTGAAATTGATAACTGGTTTAATAAATACAATACAGAAGTTATGTATGATAGATTTAGACAGTACCTGGATAAAATTTTTGAAGTCTATTTACGGCACGGTTCTGAAAATATCTATGTAATTATAAGTGAGTTGGTCTCAGGATTGATTCACAACTCACTTCGGATTGAAAGTAATCAAAATCTAATTGAGCAATTCTTATCCGTATCGGATTGTATTTCACAATTTTTATCTGAACTTAGTTATAAATTTAATGAAGTTCATGTTTATGTTTGTCCTGGAAATCATTCTAGGTTACATGCAAAAAAGGAAGAATCTTTAAAAGGTGAAAATATGGACTGTCTTGCTATTCCATTTTTGCAAGCCAAATTGCAGAACTTTAAGAATATCGAATTTCACGAAAATAAAATTGATGAATCAATTGCAATGTTTTCTGTTAGAGGAACGAAAATTTTTGGAGTCCATGGAGACAAAGATGACCCTAAAACGGTTGTGCAGAAACTATCGCTTATGACACAAATACGTCCAAATATTTTATATATGGGTCATCGTCATGTAAATGCGATGTCTACTGTTTATAATGTGAAAATTTTACAATCAGGTTGTATTTCTGGAACAGATAACTATTGCTTGGATAACCGATTGCAAAATAAACCAGAACAATTAATTTCAGTTATTAATAATGATGGATTAGATTGTGTGTACGATGTTAGGTTTCACTAGAGGAGATTGTTATGAATATAAAGACGGATTACCAGTATTAAACTTTGAAGAACTGGTTTCTTATATCATGGAGGAAAGTCAATATCCCAAAACAGATATTGAGAGAATTCTGGATTTAGAAACAGAATATATGGAAAAAATTGGAATTATTTAGAAAGAAAGGATATCGGCTATCTGAAGTGTAGAAAGAACTTTTAACGAGAGAGTTCAATCCGCGGCTCAGGATAAGCAGATTTACAGATTACCTATGTGGCAATCTACGCCAGTGCTCACGTACATGTTCCCACTTATTAAAGCGGAATCTGTCGTATGCACTGGCGTGCACAGGAGTTTCTATAGAATAAAAACTTGCCATACGTATCACCTGCCTTCCAAAATAAACTACATCATCTTGGAAAACCGATATCCTAGAATGTGGAGAAATCCACGGAATGAATTATATCATAAATTATAAAAATTTACAAATTAGTTGATAGAAAAGGAGATATTTTAAAAATGACAAGATCAGATTTAATTAAAACAATTGCAGAAAAAGTAGACGGAGTAACACAGGAAAAAGCAAAAGAGATTGTTGCTGTAACTCTTGATTCAATTGCAGATGCACTTACTGCTGGAGATAAAGTACAGTTCGTCGGATTTGGAAGTTTTGAAGTAAGAGAAAGAGCTGGAAGAACTGGACGAAATCCACAGGACGGAAGCGAAATTTATATTGAGCCATCTAAAAATGTAAAATTTAAAGCAGGAAAAGAATTAAAAGATAAAGTAAATGCTTAAGATTGGCGGTGTATCTATTTGGAAAAAGAAATGATTAAGAAAACATATGATAATATCTATGAATTATGTGAAGATGTTGTAGATACATATGATGTACTAGAATCAAACTACGGCAATAATATTGTTTCTATTATTGCTAAATACGATGAGACAAGTCTCATTGTTTCGGAATTATGTACAATGGACTTCTCCCTTTTTTTATGCGAATTACATGATCCGGAGTTTGCTGGATATACTGATGAGTATATAATTGATATTATTGAAGATAAAATCTTTTGTGTGCCGGCAAAACGAAACGGTGAATATATTTGTTCTGATAGTTCCATTGTGTATGTATTAGATGATTGTAATTCGAAAGTCATCTCTAAATTTGAAGCAGACTATGCATATGAAGTACATTTGTATGATGAGAATGATGAAGATGATATGGAATATGATTGTGATGGATGTATCTTCTGTGATGAGTGCGACGAGTATGATGACCATGATGAGTATGGTTTTTTGTTGGATGATGATTATGTGGATAACAAAGACCTGCATGGCTTTTCTGCTAGTAAGACTGATGATTATGGTTGTCACTCCGTATCATTTTATTCAACAGAGCAAGTTAATCATGATGATATGATGGATTTACTTCGTATTTTTGGATTATAAATTTTCTGTTATATATGTACATTTCAAAGATCTGTAGGTGTCAAAGCTTACGGATCTATTTATGTGTTCTCAGTTAGGAGAATAAGAATTAGAAACATCAGCGAAAGGAATGTGTCGGGTAAGCTCCGACCGCGCTGCATGTTCCAATGCAACATTGGATTTTCAGGAGAGATACGGTGGATTAGCTACCTACCGGATAAGTGTAACCTCATTCGCACTTCTCTCCTATTTCTATGGAGTGAGGAGAAATAAAATATTTGAATAAAAGGAAGTGAGATTATTGAGTGAAGAAATTGCAAAGCGTTCAGAGGACATAACTGATGAGATTTGGAATCAGGTTAATGAATTCAATAGAGAAATGGTTCAGGATTATCTTGATAATCAAACTGACCTTTCACTAAAGACTCGTCCGGCGTATCGCTCTGGATTAAGAGTCTTTTTTGTATATGTAAAAGATCACTTGAACAATAAAGATTTTACACAAATAAAGAAAAAAGAATTTCAAAAATATCTTAATTGGTTGACTAATAGAGGTTTATCTGATTCAGCAATTAAATTTAAAAAATCATGTGTAAGTGCATTTTGTAATTATATAATGTTAATGTATGAAGAAGAATATCCTACATTCAGAAATTTTACTGTTGGATTAAAAGTAGTACAAACAGGATATGTTCATGAGAAAAACCCGCTGACACCGGAAGAATATTTAATGCTATGTAAAGAATTAGAAAAACGTGAAGAATGGCAAAAATTAGCATATTTAGTTTTTTCTTATAGCACAGGATGTAGACGAGCTGAGGCACGTCAACTTTTGAAAGAAGTTGTTGAGTATAAACCAAAAGAGAAAGAAACAAAAATTAAAGGTGAAGATGGTGTAGAGCATGTTGCAATTTCTCGCCAATACTTAACACATACAATTAGATGTAAAGGCGCATCGTTGGTTGGAAAACAACGTAAACTAAAATTCGGAGAAGATGCTATGTATTGGTTAAAAAAATGGATTGAAGCGCGAGGAGAAGATGAATGTCCTTATATGTTTGTTGTAAAACAAAGAAATGGAGAAACTCGTCAAGTTGGCGAGAATACGTTTAATGATTGGTGTAGTGGACTATTTACAGAAATAGTAGGTAGACGCGTACATCCGCACCTGTTTCGAGAAAGTCGCGCAACTAATCTAGTAGTTTACGAAAATAAATCTCCAGAAGTTGCTCAAAAACTTTTAGGACATAACGATGTTAGTACAACTACAAATCATTACATAATCAGAAATGATGATTTTGACGAGTCTGATGAAGCATTCATCTAACCATCTTCAATTTCCCATAATTTACCAGATCAATACTCTTCTATTCTGTGTTATACTGTTTCCGAGAATCATAGCACCGGAGGTTTATAGAATGGAAAGACTGGTAAAAACAGGATACGTCAAAATGATTGCAATTGATGTTCATGATTTGGAATCAAAAATTGTAGATGAACGAAATACAAATTTTCTGTGTGATATAGAAAATTTTCAAAATAAGTATTCTAGTATATCTACAGTAAAATGTGTGTATATACATATGGACGATAATTATGATATCACTTTCTTAGATTATAAGAAAGTTCATCCACATATACATCCATTTGATTATATGAGAGACATCGTCAAAAAGCATGATGGAAAGTTAATCAAGGGAAGTGATTATTTGCGGATCACACACGAAGATGATTATGTAGAATTAATCGAAATAGATTTGAGAGATTAATGGAGAGCTGTGCTGCTCTCCTATTTTTGTATACAGAAATAGACAGTGAGTATCGATTGCCATGAATTTCGATTAATAAATAGTATGATTTTTAAATTATTTCGGATGTGAACTTACTTATACAAGTATACCGCTACTACTCAACGGCGGTTTAAAATTTACAAACAACTTATTGAATTAAAAGACAGTTTTCACAAAGAGGCTGTCTTTTAATTTTGCGTGAAATGTGACTGTCAACTCTATTACAGCAATCAGTAACCGTCCCTTTGTGGCAAAGGCGATTTGTTCAATTTCAACTTCACGCACTATTGATATAAAGCTAATTTTATAAAGGAGTGATTTTTATATCTTTAATAGATTCTTATTCAGATGAAGAATTTGTCAATATAGTTAATAATAGTTTTTCTATGCGAGAAATATCTAAAAAAATTGGATATACATCTTGTAGCGGAGACAGTTATAAAATGATTTACAAAAGAATTGATAATTTAAAATTATCTTGCGAGCATTTTAAAAGAATAGCTATGAAAAGCACTCCAAGAACTGACGAAGAAGTCTTTTGTGAAAATTCTGTAGTTGATCAAACAACATTGAGGAAAAGATTTTCTAAAATAGATGATATTGAATACAAATGTTCCATTTGTGGACAAGAGCCAGTATGGAATGATATGGAACTTACTTTAACACTAGATCATATAAATGGTAACAATCATGATAATAGAATAGAGAATTTAAGATGGGTTTGCCCAAACTGCGATAGACAACTACCTACATTTGCAGGTAAAAATTTAAAAAAATTAAAAAAGCATTTTTATTGTGCTGATTGTGGCAAAGAAATTTCTAAGGGTTCTGTGCGATGCAAACCATGTAGTGTTAATCATATACACAGTATTTTAAATGATAATGAGTTGAATCGAAGTCAATTAAAAACATTAATCAGAAAATATACATTTACAAAAATTGGAGAAATGTACGATGTTACTGATAACGCAGTTCGTAAGTGGTGTGATAAATATAATCTACCAAGAAAATCAAGAGAAATTAAACGTTTTACGGATGAAGAATGGGATAAGATATGATAACTCATATATATAGAAAGCGAGGGAAAATAATGGTAACATTACAGAAAATTGGTGGTGACATGAATCGTAATGTATTAGAGATTACTGGATTATCTACAGACGAAAAACCTGTTGAATTTATCGAAACAACATACATTACCAATGGAAGCACATATGAAGAAATTGATACTGGTACAGTGTATAAATATAACGAATCTGGCAAGAAATGGATAGAGCAACCTGCAATTGGTGGTTCAGGCGGAAATATTTCTCTTGATTATACTGCATTAACAAATAAGCCACAAATTTCCGGAATTGAATTAACTGGAAATAAAACCTTGGATGATCTTGGTATCCAGAAAAAAGGTACTTATATTACAAAAGAAACTGATCCAACTGTACCGGCATGGGCAAAAGCAGAAACAAAACCTACTTATACCGCAGACGAAGTTGGAGCCTTACCAAAAACTACGACTACACTTCCAAATCCTAAAAAGATTAAGTTTACAGGTGCAGTAACAGATGAGTATGACGGTTCTGTCGAAAAAACAATTAACATTCCGACAGGAAGTTCTTATACTCTTCCACAGGCAACTGACAAAATTCTTGGTGGAGTTAAAGCAAAAGCAAAGACAAACGAAACCGTAGAAGTTGCAATTGACACTACAACAGGTAAATTATTCGTCCCGGCTTATCCAACTGGTGCAGGAGCTGAACTTGACAAAACACTTGCTGTGGAAGGAAAAGCTGCGGATGCAAAAGCTGTTGGAGATGCACTGAAAACTAAGATTGGATCCGATGCTCTTACTCCATATATGAAGACAGTTGATGCAGATAAAAAGTATACATTAAAAACTGAATTGCCAAAAAAAGGTGTTGCAGTTGCAGACGCTGGAGATGCAGATGTAAAAGATAAACTTAATGCTTTGTTGGCAAGTCTCAGAACTGCTGGGATTATTGCACAGTAATATATTAAATTATTAAGGGCGGTACTACTACTGCCCTATTATTATGCTTAGATAGTTCAATGGTAAAACGACTGACTTTTAATCAGTTGCTCCCAGTTCGAATCTGGGTCTGAGCATTGAATACGAAATAGTTGAGAAAGGATGTGAGATATTTGACTCAAAAATTAAAACGATCAAGAGATGAAAGAATTGAAGAATCAATGAAATCTCCACAGAAAATAGATATCTCTGTTGATATGCGATTTCCACTATCTAATTCGACAAATACAAAAAAGTATAAATGTTATATGTGTGGAGAATCTTGGGATTCTCAGAAAAGTCATTTTTCAAAATCTGCACATCCCAAATATCAAGCAAATAACGGATATATTGAAATATGCAATGATTGTCGTGATAAATATTATAAAAAACTTATAGATTTTTACTCTGGAAACGAAGAACATGCAATTAGACATATGTGTATGGAATTTGGATGGGTATATCATATTGATGCTTTAACTGCTTCAAGACAAATATCTGCGGATAGGAGCCGTATCAGTCACTATTTGGCAAAGAAAAATTTAGGGCAAACTGCAAGAATTGGAACTACATATTTTGACAGTATGAAGTTTGAGTTTAATGAAAAACAAGGTGAGATTGTAAAATCCCGTGAACAGGCGAAATCTGAAGAGTCTACTATTACTGCAACAGCCGTTGATCGGTGGGGGGTTGGTTTCACAGAGTCTGATTATAAGATAATGGATGAACATTATAAAATGTTAAAACGGCAAAATCCAAATTGTGACGCCAATCAAGAAATTTTTATTAAAAGTTTGTGTTCGTTATTCATGCTTCAGACAAATGCATTAAAAAGAGGCGATTCAGATAAGTATATTAAACTAACTGATCAGTATAGTAAGACATTTACAAAAGCCGGACTATCTACAATTCAAGAAACAGATAATAGTGCAAATGAATGTCTCGGAGTAACTCTTGCTACTATATCTCAGTATACTCCAGAAGAATATTATAAAGATAAGGAACTATATAAAGACTACGATAAAATTGGGGAATATTTTGATCGATTTGTAAAAAGACCTCTTAGAAATCTTATGACAGGAACAACAGATAGGGACACGGAATATTTTGTAAAGGACAACGCAGATGATGTCGATGAATAATAAATATGCTGATGAACGTCAACAAAATCTTTACAAGAAATTTCCTTCAACTCATTTTTTAAGCAATCCTACAAACGTTCATAATACATTTCTATGGTCTACATTTTTCTCAAGAAATCTACATAGGCTCGCTATGGATTATTTGGGAATTAGGCTACATTTATACCAACAGCTTATTCTATATCTTATGGGCATCTCACAGCTTGTTTGTATCGTTGCGTGTCGTGCTGCAGCAAAATCTTTTATAATTGCTCTATACGCTTGTTGTAAAGCAATTATAAAACCTGGTTCAAAAATCGTACTTGGTTCTGCAACACGCGGACAGAGCAAACTTATCATATCGGAAAAGATAAAGAATGAATTGATGAACATGTCTCCTGCTTTAAGAAAAGAGATAAAGGATATAAAGGATAGTGCAAACGAATCCATAGTGTATTTTAACAATGGATCAACTATTAAAGTATTTACAGCAAATGAATTTGCCCGTGGTCTTCGTAGTACGGATGCTGTACGAGAAGAGTTCCGTCAGATTGACAAAAATATTGATGATAGTGTCATTTCTCCTTTCCAGACAATTAGACAGGCTCCTTTTATGATTGACCCATTTTATGAAGGAATTGAATGTCTAAAAGAAGATCCAAAAGATATATACATTTCAAGTTCATGGTTAGATGATGGACATTGGATGTGGAATTTAGTTGATCAAGCTTATACTGATATGTTGAATAATAGGACTTCTGTAATGCTTGCTTTTGATGAAAGTATTACTCTGAAACATAATATTCGTACTCAAAGGCAGATGCAGCAGGAAAAGAAAAAGCAAGATCCTATTACATGGCAAATTGAATTTTTAAATCTTAGAGTTAGAAACAACTCTTCTGCTTTCTTTACTTATTCTATGCTTAGTGATGTTCAAACATTACGTCAAGTATTTTATCCAAGAAACCATAGAGATGTAAAATT